CAATGCCCTCAACTCCGGCATGAGCGATCCGCGCTCCACCGTAAAGTTGTAGTTAGTCCCACCCCTGAGAACTTCTTCGGTATGGAAGGTAAACACCTCATCCCGCATGTCACGGGAGGTGTAGTGGAGGGTTCTAGCCGGCGGATAGAACTGCTTGACCCTATTCAGCCTCTGTTGCTTGATCCTGGCGACTCGCTGCCCCAGGTGCTCATACAACATCCCCCACTCTGTATCCAGGATCTCCTGAAGCAGGGGGACAGCCAGAGGTCCGCGCAACTGACCTGGGAACTTACTTTCCTGGAAGAGATCACTCCCACCAGCGATGTCGCTGAGGAGCTTAACAACCAACTCGATTGACTCAAGGAACCCTTGGGGCAGCAAGGCCGGCTGTGCCCTCTGAACCATCGGCACACCCTGGTCATTAAGCCCGTTCTTGACATACCCCGGATAATCCGTAGGCACATCCGCCTCAGCCAAGTTGGGACCAAGGAGGACTGGAGAATAAACAGTATCATTCGCATGTTCGCCTAGCTGGCTCAGCCTCTTGTTGAGAAATCTCTGTGGAGCGATCAGATCCGTCACATAATCCTGGGTCCAGAAGGTCGTAGTAGGCGGAGTCCAGTGAATGTCAGTGATGGGAATGTCCCCATAGTCATTCACCCCTTCCCTCAGCACCATCTTCCCCGGCACGAACACGTCATACCTGCCATTGGGATTAGTGAAGCTCCGGGGCGCATAGCTCTCCACCACAATGTCCATGGGAGGGTCATCATCAGCCCTGGACCCCTGCACCAGTGGGATCATGTCGGCCAGAAACATGTTCGCCACCGAATCCCCCAACTGGGTGAACTGGGTGGAGATGATTTTGAGATCATCATTCCCGCCACCCAGCGCATTCATGTCCACATCGGGGAAATTCTCCTGAATCCACCCATGCGTCCTGAAATTGGCAATATAAACCCTCTGATCAGGGGCCAGATCCTCAATCGCCCTCACCGAGGCGTCCACAAACACATTAAGAGGCCCATACACTACTGCCCCTACGTCCCCTTCCGTCCTCACTTCCTCCGCTGCCTCAAACAACCCCGGATCCGCCCCTGTTTGCACCTGTTGCTGGACCTCGCTAAAGGGGCTTTCCTCTCCAGTGATCTTGTTCTTGAAAACCGGCTCATTTCCCATCATTTTGGGAATGGACTCACTCTGGGCGTTGGGAATCCAGGGGGTATACTCAAAACAGACCCCTCCAACCGCCATCCACCAGACCCTTTCCCACATCCGGGCCTGCTCGTCCAGTTTTTCATCCAGAGCCTTGTCTAATCTGTCCACCACCTCCGCCTCAGCCAGTGCTTTGGGGTCTTTCTTATTAGGATTGGCCTTGAACACCATCCCAATGCTCGTCAATCGCCCCAAACACTTCCGCATCCGGTGCCCAATGAGGTTGAACACCAAATGCAGCTTGTTGTCATTGGTGGAATTGGCAACAATGGCCTTTTTCTGGGCCGTTACATGCTGCTCCCCGGCCACCATGGCGAGATTTGTCAGCACTCTCGCCTCAACACCACCTGTATGCCTGATTTTCTGCTGTCTGAGCCTCTCGTAGTCCTTTGTCAACTCGTCCAGCAGCACTTTTGCGTCAGAAATCGGCTGATCCATCACTTTTTGCCCAAATGCGGGTCACTTGTTGCCCGTTTTCTCGGCATGGAGGCCAAGAAAGATTGAATCCAGGTGGTTTTTGGCGTCTCCAGAAGCTCTTTGCCCCTGGGACGCCTCGAAAGAATGTGCTCCAAGCAGTCAAGGGTGTGATCTCGGTCCTTCACCCTCGCAAACTTGCCTGAAGCAGTCGCCTCTTCAGGCCAATGTGCCCATTCCAACTCAAAGGGAAGGACACTCAACCAGGGTGCCAGCCAGATTTTGCCTGCCTGGAAGTATTCCCGTGAGATCTCAGTGCGTGTTTCGGGGGTTTGCTTATTACCTAACAGGGTAATGTTGTAATTCTGCAACTCTCGCTTGAACTGACTGTTCGCATCGGCCCAGAAGATGCCTCTCCCACCCCATCTCAAGGCACTCTCTTCCATCAACCGCGCCCATTCAGGAATGCTCTGCGCCTCATTCAGGTCAATTTGACCCGCAATATACCTGTAATTGGGAATTTCATCGATGACAAACGCTTCCCCGTCTGGGCTAAAGGCAACGAGAACTGCACTTCGGTAAGTTCCAGTGTCGCTTCCACCGATAATGGCCCATCCACTGGGGAGGGAAAGATTATCTCTGGAGGCAGTTCGACCTGGATCGAGCCATAGATGCGGGTGGGTGCGGGGTGTGAAGACAAACTGGCCTCGCTGGTAGTTGTAACAACGTCCGATGAACTCTCCCAGCTGCCCAAGAAAAGCAATCTGGAACTTCTCCTGGGTCATAATCCCGCCTTTTTGCGGGTCAGCCCTGTCCATCGCCTCCTGGCTGAACGTATGAGGATTCACACTACGAGGAACACCGCAAACACAGTACCATTCGGGGAAGTCACCGTGCCCGTGCTCGTGGAAAACTCCCACCCATGGTCGATCAGGAGTCGTCGCAAAGACAGCGTATCCTTGACGAGCCTGGAGGTTTTGGCTAAATCCTGTGTAGCATTCAAGTCCTGGGAGTTGATAGGCTTCACAGTAGATGTAAGCGTCGTGTTCCTTGCCCTTGAGCGAATCTTTTCTCTCCCACGATCTCGCTTCATATCTCGCTCCGTTAGGCAAATCCAGATACATCCTTCCGTCCCTGGGGCGGTTTTGTAGGGACGAGTACTTCATCCCCATCCCCTTATCGCTCAACAGGGCTTCACAGATATACTCAAACTCTGGCTGGCAGATGTCGTATTCCAGTCCGACGAGCGCCACCCTGGCATCGGGTACGGCTGCAAACCCAGCCGCCCATCTTCCTCCAGCCCAACTCTTCCCGCTCTTAAACGCTCCCAGATCGGCCAGAACTCTAGCTGTCCCTTCAGGGCGGGGTAGAAGCTTTCTCCACTCTCTTGATTTGTCTGGGAGGCTAATTTCCAAGGCAAGGTCATCTTTCTCCGCTCTTTCCTCTGTCAGTACATACCCCCCAGCCGCCGCCCACCATTGCGCCTGATGCTCAAATGGCCTCTCGTCCATCTTTTCGCAGATGCGCTGACGGAACGCCCAGGCCAATTGATCGCGGATCTCAGTTGGGACGCGAGGCAACCTGTGCTCCTACCTTGATCCTCCCCATGAGAACGTCGTCCATGAACCGACTCATGGCGTCCTCCTTGCCGGCATTCCCTGCCAGCTTTGCCTCCAGAGCCTGCCTAAAGGTTTGACTCTTGGTCAACCTCATCCCCTCCATCTCCGCCGCATTGTTGGCATAGAGGAAATACGCCATCTCCTGATAATGCTTATCGAGGGCAATCTTCAACCGTTCCTGAGGAGGGAGATCCTGCCAGCTTCCACCTTGGTATTTCCTGACCTCTTCCTGCACATAGGTGTGCAGCCCCCAACTCCTCGCCAGCCGCAGCAAGGTGTCCTCGTCCTCCAACTCAGGGAAGAAATACCTCACCGCGACAAGGGGAGGCACCCCTGACTGAAGCATCAACGCGAACTGCTTAGCCTCATGCAGGCTTGGGGGGCGCATCGATATGGGTCAACATATAGACGTTCTTGCCGTTTTCCTGGTGGGACAGCCGGAAGGTGAGGGTGTGATAATGCCTGGGAGAATGCTCGGTGCAGGGGGAAATATCCAGCTGGAGCTTGTCCTTCTGCTCAAACTCCTCGACCTCCACCTCCAGCCCTGCCGAGAGCCTCAGGATGCTCCTAGGCATCCTTTTTCTTCTCTTCCTCTTCCTGCTGCTTCATCTGGATGATCGTCTGGATCAGCATGGGGGCGTACTTGATGAGAAACTTACCGACAGCTTTCCAATTCATAGCAAACTCACTGGGTTGATGTGGGTGAAGATGGGGGAGTAGGTGAAGGTACCTGGGGCGACCAGATCCGCATCAGTGGAGGGGTCAAAGGGTTCCATGCCCTCATCCCTACAAAGCCTTGTGCAGACCTCTGAACAAAACTGCTTATCCAGACTCTGCTTCCCGATGGTGTAGAACCTAAACAGCCCCCACACATCGTATTTCTGGCCCAGGTATTTAGTCCTCATGGCATAGATGCCAGAGGCAATGTCAAAGGGCACTTTGGGGCGTAGGACCAGGGCCAGACCTGAAGTCCTCAGGGGGTAGAACCCTACGCCTTCGGCCCTGGACCCCATGGAGGTAGAATTCCCCACAAACTGCTCAATATGTGAGTACTGGCTCCAGGTCTTGACCTTGATCGCCCACCCCAGGAGGCTCCTGTCGCTGCTGTAGAGGAGCAAGTCCCCAGGAAGCAGCTTCTTCGGATCGATCTTCATTCCTTCACAACCCTTTCAATGGGGGGCATTTCCACCACCAGCCTCGCCCCGCACACATGGACAATCCTCAGGAACCATTGAAGGGAGATGTATTTCTTCCCTCTTTTGCGGCTGCCCACTCTTTTCGCAAGGTATTGCTGAAGGGTCTGTGGCCGGATCCCCATCCTCCGCGCTACTTCTGCCTTCTTCAGCCCCACCCGCTCGATGAGCATCTCCGCCACCCCAATGGCCCCCTCAGGCGAATCGCTCATGTGAACCAGGGAGATCCTGGTGCCAGGTAAGGTGGTGCTGTCGCTCGGCACCACCGTAGGTGAACCCTGAGTCTCAGGAGGTACCCCTAGAAGCATGAAAGTATTGTAACTGACTTACGCAAACTTGGCAAACAAAGGGGTTAGGGGTAGTAGGGCGGGAGGAGGCCAGGAGGAGGGGAGACCCTATAAGTCTCCAGAAGGGCGAAGAAAAGGTAAGGGGGTCCGTAGGGGGAGGAATCTGTAACCCCCGAAATCCTTAGGAAATTTAAGGGTCGGTGGGTGTCATAACACACTCTCAAAACACCTCTACGCACCTCCACGCACACGTAGGGAAATGCAAAAGGATTAGTTTGCCATGTATTTGCCACTTGGCGAACCTGACGCCAGTTTGCCATCCCCCAAAGAGCGTCTAACCTGTAACCCCTTCATTTGCAATCACTTAGCGGCACTTGTAATATACCATATATATACTCTCTGGGCTTTTGTGACCATTTACTTTCACCAGGGGGTTTTCCTAAGGATTTTCAACCTCCTTCTTCCCCCTATAAGTCTCTAACTAGTCCCCCCTCCCAACCGTTTCGGGTGCGAGCTAGCGCAAACTCACACCCCGCCGCCAGACCCCCCACCCCCCTAGGGTGCGCCTGGGCTGGCCTTCCGGTCACAAGCAGGTCGCATGCCAGCCACCTGTCACTGTAACCTATTGATTCTAATATACTTAGGACTTAGCACCACTGAACATGATATTCATGGGTTCTGACCTAAGTCCTTATGGCTCAATCACTTAGCGTGCCTGTGTCGCCAACCTTTTGCACCCTACAATGGCACAGGATTAGCCTATGCAGCCAAGCTTGTCTGTAGGTCCGCTAGGCTAGGACAAATCCCGTGCCATAGGTGCTAAGCAATACTGTTGCCATATTGCCAACAATGCTTGGGGTGCCGGGTTTCCGCAATACTGCCGACATCCCGTAACGGTTTGTCGGCACCGCTGCCATATGGCAATGCTACTATATCTGGTATTGCAATACCTTACACTGCTGGTGGATTTTGCTACAGGCTAAGTCCTTATTCCGCTTGCACTTACGGGACTTGTAGCGTATTTCCACGTTCTGGGTCTCTTCTCTACTCTATCCTGCCTGCAATACCGCGCAATACGCCATGGCACGCGGTCTGCAATACTTGGTGGCAGGAAAGGATAATGGCAAGCAAACCCACAGGCGCGGTCTTTTATCAAGGCCCATCGTGCCTTGTAACGGACAGCGGACCTAGTCGTGACATTGTCGGGATTGTTACGTTTGAATCGTCAAACGCGAAAACCGGCAACATGCCACAGGTCTGGTTCTTGGACGATGCCGAGCCACCAATGGTGGCAGCCCAGGCAGGCCATGATACGGGGGTTTGTGGAGATTGTCCGCTAAGGTACGCGGAAACAGGGGTCTGTTACGTGGTTTTGATCCAAGGTCCGCGTGCGGTATGGCAAGCCTACAAGGCAGGCAGGTATCCTAAGGTTACCGCAAGCCAAGCCAATGCAATGCTTAGGGAACATGGTAAGGCAAGGTTAGGCGCATATGGTGACCCTGCTAGTGTGCCATTGCAGACCTTGCTAGACCTTACCAGGGGTCTTAGGTGCACAGGCTATACACACCAGTGGAGACGTGCGCCTGCATTGCGTAACCTGTGCATGGCAAGCCTTAACAGTGCGGCGGAAATTCCTGAGGCTAGGTCTCAGGGGTGGCGTTTCTTTCTGTTCCAAGCCGAGCTTGGCACAATGGCAGACCCCAAGGTTAGGGTTTGTCTGAACACTACGCACGGCAGACTCTGCAAGGATTGTCTACTGTGCAATGGCTCAGGCCATGGTGCCAACGTGGACATTGTGGTGCAAGCCCACGGCTCAGGTGCCGGGAACATTGACAAGGTTGGCAACAAGGTTGCATAAGTATTGACTGTGAGGACGCCATGAGAAAGCAATTTGTAACCTGTGCCAAGTGCGGCAAGGTGGCGAAGACAGACTCGACAGTGATCCCGCATGAGGTTGGTACGCAGAAGTGCATGAGGTGCCCTGACTGCGCGGGAGAAGACGGCAAAGCAAGTATGTGCCGTGCATGCTGCCCCACTGGACACGGGACAAGGTTTGAAGGCACCGAAGGACAGGATCGCGAGAGCTACAGCGACGACCAGGACCGGGAAAACTACAGCTGAGACAATATGGCAGCAAGGTTGCATAAAGATTGATTGGAGGGTCACCATGGAACGGGAAGTCAAGGTCATCAGGGTTCCCATCCCGAAATGGAACTTCGGCGGCTACATCTTGAGGGTTCTGGAGAGTCTGCCGGAAGAGACACCGTGGGTTGTGACCTTCGCGGCAGATCGGTCCCTGGCTGCCCTGATCGAAGTGGAGGGCAGGATGCCGGTAGAGGTTGTCGGGAAGTAAGAGGGCGGTTTGTTCCTTGCGCTAGGGGTTCTGAGGCTGATCTAGCCGACGCCTGAGGGCAAGAACCCCTACCAGAAGGAGACAAGCCAATGAAGGCTGCAACGTTTGTCGGCGTGCATCAGGGGCGCAAGGTTTATCGCGTCCCGGTGCGGATCAGCTTGAGTCAGTATCGTGATGAACCTTGGCTGTTCGTTACAGAACCCAGGGTAGAAGAGCACCTGATCATCGCGCACAGTGCGGCTGAGGCTGCTAACTGGGCCATTGCAAACCTCGCATCGGAGCCTGAGACAGAGGTTGTGGCATTCGGCCCCAAGGGTGGAGAGACCCGGCGGTTCTTTGGTTGGCAGAGCTACATCTGGCGGAACATCGGCTTGGAGCACAGGAGAGAGTACCAGCCCAAGCTTTGGCTGGATTGTCTGATGGACGGCACAAGGGTTGCGTAAGGTATGGGGCAGGAGGCACCCAATGCGATTTGTTATCACTGGCCTAATCAATGGTGTCTACCTTTACGTTGCCAAGGGCAGTATGCGCGGTTGGCCTATCTGGACTGCCGATGCAAGAGACGCGGCAACGTGGGCAACGCGCAAGCTGGCACGCGCGTGGGCTGGTGAGCTACTGAACCGTCGCGGAGTCAGTCTTGAGGCAAGAGAAGCGTAGGAGACACCCAATGGAGTATGAAGTCCGGGCGGTCTTCGTTGAGGAGAGGGACGACTCGGGAGGCTGCACTAGCTTGCCGCTGGGTCAGCCCACGCCGGAAGGTCACAGGCCCGTGGGGTTTGGGCTTTACCGGAGGGTTTATCAGAGGGTTGGGCGGGAACTCTACTCAGAGCTTGAGTGGATCTCGGATCACGTAACGGTGGAGGAAGCAGAGCAGGAACTGCGTAGGAGGATGCCGTGAGTCACAACTTGGCGGAGTTCAACGGTCAGTATGCCATGGCGTATGCAGGGGATACGCCGTGGCACAGGCTGGGGCAGAGGTTGCCCAGCTTGGCAAACCTGGATCAGGCTATCGAGGCTGCAAAGCTTGGGTACCTTGTCGAGACCCAGAGCCTCTACCTTGCAGACGGCAGGGCAGTAGAGGACGCACAGGCGGTAATGCGGGTCGTCACAGGGCAGCCCTCGATCATCCTGGGAACAGTGGGCAAGGGGTATACGCCCATTCAGAACATCGATGCTCTCGATATCGTGCGGCCCCTGATCGAGGCCAATGGGGCAAGGATCGAGGCGGCAGGAGCGTTGGGCAAGGGTGAGCGGGTTTGGCTGCTGCTCAGGATGCCGGAGCTTGACCTGAGCATTAGTGAAGGTGACGACGTTAGGGGTTACCTGCTCATTCACACCAGCCACGATGGAACCCTAGCCTACGGGGCGAGATTCACACCCATTCGCGTGGTCTGCCAGAACACCTTGTCTGCTGCATTGGCAGGCAGGGAGAACCGCACGTTCATCACCATTCGGCATACCAAGAACGCCGGCCAGAGGATCGCTGAGGCAAAGCGGCTCATGGTCAAGATGCACGATGCCATGAAGGCGTGCGGCGACACGTACGCAGAGCTGGCTACCAAGAACATGGGGCCGAGGGAGCTTGCCAAGTACATCGAGGCAGTGTTCCCGCCGGATCAGGAAGATGAGAAGGTCTCCGACACACTCAAGCGTCGTCGCGAGACGGTTGCCAAGCTGGTGTTTGCTGGGCAGGGTGCCGAGCTTTGCACCCAGGGCGAGACAGCGTCGGTTTGGGGAGCCTTCAATGCGGTGTGCGAATACTTCGACCACGTCAGAGTCGAGGAGAGCACTACCAAGTCAGGCAAGCTGGCGACCGACACGTCTACCATCTTCGGCGGCAATGCCACCTTCAAGGATCAGGCTCTGAGGCTCGCGATTGCTCAGGCAAGACTCAAGGTTGCAGCGTAAAGGGGCATGGGGATAGGCGGCAATAACAGAGGGGGAATCGCCGCCCGCTTTAGATAGGCATCGCGCCTGTGATCCTAGCCCTCACTTAAGGGGAGATAACGGCAATGGCTCGCACGTTCATCGCTGACTGGCTGATGCCGACACCACAGGTGCGCGTGGCCCTGGTCATCATGCCGCCAGCGCAAACCTATCGATTCAAGGTTGCGCTTCGTTTGGGGCAGGACGATAGCATCGAAATTCTGCAAGCAGTGCGGGATCTATGCTTCCCGGCGCGGGAGAAATAACCCATGATGATGCCAAACCCGCCCAAGGTGAACGGTGAGGACCGAGGTTACCAGATCTTCAGGTTTGTGATGGAGACCGGAGTCACCGAGACCGTGGAGAGCCTCGACCTGGAGAGAGCTTTGGCTGCCTCGACCATTGCGGTCGCCAGGGGCAGGGAGATCTCTGGGCGCATTGCAGACAGTGTTGCCTGCATCAGGCGGCAGATCGTCGTCACCCTTGAGATCAGGAAGAGGGTGGACAAGGAGTTGGCTGAGGTGCCCAAGGTTGAGCCTGCCAAGCCCATCGCGGACGGGGGCAAGGGCGCAAGGTTGCAGCCCAAGCCCAAGGTGCAGCCGCCGGCAATGTTCAGAGTGAAGGCAGGGAGTGATCCCTTGTAGGGAGAACCTACTGTGGAGATGAAATTCGACCTGACGCAAAGCGAGGCGGTTGCGCTCCTGGTGGCATTGCGAAACGCCTACCTTGTTTACCTGGAGAGTGGAGACAAGGGTGGGTACTGGCAGGACCGTGCCAAGGAGGTTGATGAGGTATATCTGCGCCTCGCCAGCCAGTATAGGGAGCAGCTAGAGCAGAAGAGGTAAGGGACCATGGACGGGAAATGCCACAGGCACCTCGCACCTGAGTATGACGCCTACTGTGCGGTGCTAAGAGAACTTCGGTTGAAGCCATTGAGCTATCGCCAATGGTGGAGGGCAGTGAGATGAAGACCATTGAGCGCAAGGTTGTGCCAACAGCCTACACGGCGATCAGGACCAGGATCTGGGTAGGACCGACAATCTGCGAGCGGCTGGAGAATGGGCAGTTGGAGCTAGTCCTGCCTGAGGATTGCCACCTCTATCTGGTCGGCACAGAGTACGTCTACATCAATGCGCCGGAGGGGGCTGACCTGAGCCACCTCAAGTTTGTGTCGAGGGATTGAGCTATGAGGGACTGACAATGGCAAGTGAAGCATTCGACCTGGAGACTGGAGAGAGGCTGGAGACAGATCTCTTTGGGGATTACTACGATCCCGCCATGGTTGCAGCGAGTGAGAGGTGCTACCTGACGGGGCACCCTGTGGCGGTATTGAGAGAGGAGAGGCTGGCCTGGGTGCTCTACCCTGGTGAGAGGCTGGCGAATGGGCGGGTTGTGGCGCTTGAGTATGTGGATGTGGCGTTTGAGGAACAGGTGTTGTGGGAGGCGGCATGAAGGTCTTTGCGCTGGCCTACGAGACCCAGGGCGGCGAGCATGGAGACTTCATCTACTACGCTCACCGCGAGCATGCAGACGCGCATTGTGAGAAGAACAACCAGCGTGTGGAGACTAGCAAGGTACTGGGTGTGAAGAGGTGGTACGTGCGCCCGCTGCATGTGAAGGAAGAGCTATGACCTGGGTCTATGACGACGGAGGTCGCAAGGCTGCCGGGTATTCCGAGAAGCGCGGCGACTGCGTGACCAGGGCGATTGCGATTGCCACAGGTTTGCCTTATCAGGTTGTCTTCGATGGGTTGAAGGCAGAAGCCGAGAGGGAGAGGCCCAGGCTCAGGTGGCATAAGGGAGAGCAGGGGAGGAAGGAGTTCACCAGACGCAAATCCTCTGTGAGCCATGGTGTGAAGCCGGCGACGACTAGGAGGTATCTGGACAAACTGGGGTGGGAGTTTGTGCCCTGCATGGCAGTGGGAACTGGGTGCAAGGTGCATCTGAGGAAGAGCGAGCTACCCAAGGGGAGGCTGATCATCAGGTGCTCCCTGCATCTCACGGCAGTAATCGATGGGGTGATTCACGATACGTATGACCCCTCCAGGCAAGGGACACGATGCGTGTATGGGTACTGGAGGAAGCGGTGAGCAAGGAGGCCGCTCAGGTGACGACAATCCGGCAGAAAACCACAGCATGGTTTTACGAGTGCCCGGTCTGTCACCACTCATGGGCTGAAATGGCTCAGGAAGACAATACTGCTGGCCTTGACAAGGAGAGGCAAGAGAAACACTGTAGGAAACACCGAGCCAGGAAGGAGCAGGTTGCATGAAACGCAAGGTGCGCTGGTTGGTGCAGGCGCGAATTGATCATGCGACGATCACTTTGTGCGTGTATGAGGAGACGTTGGAAGCGGCAAGGAGGGAGGTGCTAAAGCGGCATCCTGATTGGCAGATCATCCAGGTGTTTGAGCAGTCGGATATGCTCACCGATGTGATGAGGTTGGTGGGTGTATCGTGAAATGCGAGGGCTGTGGCAAGGAGTTTGTAGCGAAGAAGGACGATAAGGTGCGTGACAGACCAAGGGTGTTCTGTAGCAGAATGTGCGCCAGGGCTTATCAGAAGCGTTTGTGGTGGGCAGGGAGGAAGATTACAGTCAAGTCAACCCGCTGAGGCTCGCCGCACTGCGGCAGCATAATGTCGCCTTGCAGCAACATTGCGTGCTGAGGTAGGAATAAGGTTGACTTCCAAGATCACGTTGGGTATGTTCATCGGGTGGTCCCGAGTAGTAGAATCCGGCCCAGCGTGACCACAGGAAGGATTCAGGCGTAATATCGATGAAAGAGCCTATCTTCACCGAGGCTCAAATCGGGATGATGTTTGAGTTCCTAAAGGAGATTGCGTCAGGTAGTGTTTGTGACTGGTGCCTGCAAGGAGAAACTGGGTGCACGGGTTGCAAGCTCGCCCAGGAACTCCTGGCAGAGATTGAGGCTGCCCAGCCAGAGGCCCAGGCAGCCCAGCTAAAGATCAGTTGAGGCAGGGGGGGGGGGTGAACGCCTTTACCCCCTCTTCCGAAACGACGCCAGCATCTCCCCATCCTCCCGCCAAGTAACCCGCATAACGAGATCTCCCTCCACCGGCCAGTCATACCAGACTGCCTCGATCCCGTTGCCTACGCCTTCATGCGCGTAGCCTTGAGGGCACTCTGGGGCAGGGGTGAGGTCGTAGGCTTCTTCGACCTCCAGGCTCCGCTTGGGATCCCAGTGTGCACGTTTGGAGTCACTGTAATGCTTCATGGTAGGCTCCATGATTCCTCCTCCTGGCACTGTGATACCATACTGCGGCAAGTTTGAGCAAACTTAGTCGTCGTCGGCAGGGGACCAAGTGAGGTCGAGGCAGTAGGAGCCGTAGGAAGGGACAGCAATCAGCCCGTCCTTTTGGAGACCCTTCAAGAGCCTGTCGAGGGTGCGAGAGGACATATCGCGGATCTTCTCTAGGAGCTTCTCCCTGGAGATGAGAGACCCGTCGATGGGGAACTGGCGAATGACGTGGAGACCTTTGTTGCCGTGTTTGTCGTAGGCTTCATACCAGGACTCAGGCGGCTCCAGGAACTGACCGCGCTGCCCTGAGCGGACTAGGTGGAAGGACTTGGCCTCTTCGGATCGAGTGGCAATGGTAAGAAGATGAAAGGGTCCGTTGATCTCTTCAGGGACTTGGAGGATGATTTGAGAGCCGACATAGCCGGTGAAGGCAACAGAACCGGAGGCGCGATCTTGGGGACGGGAGTACTTGGCGTCCACCCTTACCTTGTTGGTATGGTGCGTCCCTACGATGCAGACTCCATGGGCCTTGGCCCATCGGTTGAAGCTGATGAGGAGAGGGGCGACTATGTTGTAGGAGTTCAGGTCGCCTCGCATGAGGGGGCCAATGGGGTCAATGATGAGGAGGTCCACGTCCTTGAAGGTGGAGAGGAGAGCGTCCCGGAAGGCTTCTGTGTCGTGCTCCCATTGCTTGAGAGAGATCATCGGGTCATCCACCAAGGTGCGGAGCTTGATGCTAGAGGCATCCACCCCACAGGCATCTGCGATCTCACGGTAGTCATCCCAGGTGCGGTCGCAAGCGATGTAGCCGATCTTGAGGTTGGGTGGGGGGTAGTAGGTATCCAGCCACGCAGAACCTGTTTGCTGACAAGCGATTAGCTGCATGAGGAGCGTGGTTTTGCCACCTTGAGGAGGCCCAACAAAGAGATTGAGTTGCTCATGGGGCAAGAGACCTGGAACCAGATATGAGGACATTTGCCCTAGCTTCGCTTGTTATGCTTGTCAAGTTTGACTAAAGTAGTGATATGACAGAGGTGGTCAATATGACCCCAGTGCCGACGCCGAATGAGCCGATCATGTGTGCCGTGTGTGGGCAGATGCTGCTCGCCCACTTCGCGCCGAATGGTGCATGGATGGGATGCTACGACCTTCCTGATACGGAAGTAGTTGTTACCCCAACCAACATCAAGTACATGTTCCAAATGACGGGGGAGGCTCACGGCATTGCAGTGAAGCGGGCACGGGAGGTCGCAGCGGGGCCACGCCCGAGAGTGAAGTATGCCCTGAAGAAGAACGTCAAGGGGCAAGAGAAGCTTGCCAAGGAACTCACTGGGCAGACCAAGGCTTTGTATCAGCATCTGTCAACGGTGGTTGATGGGGTGACCGTGCCTGCCATCTGTGAGAGCCTGCACATGAAGCCGACGAGTGTGGAGTTTGCGCTGTGGAAGCTCAAGAAAGCGGGACTCCTCGAAAGCCTGCCGCTGTAAAAGGAAAAGGGGAGACGCAAAGCCTCCCCTTCTCTTCCCGCCTACTGCTTAACGCTCACACTTCCGGGGGTTTTTGGCCCCGAGACATGACCGAAAGGGTTTGAGGGGGTGCTCTCCCCAACCCCAGTTGGGCCAATGGCTGCCACCGTGGCGCGGTATTGCGTCGTGGGCGACAAGGGCAGTGACCCGATGACGGTCAGGATCTCCGCTCGCACCACCCCATCAGTGCCTGGGGCGGGCTTGCCCAGGTTGGTCACTTGCATGGGAGCCGCCGCACCCTCGATGTAGATGCGGAACTCGTAGTAGGTGACCATGGGTGACCCGTCTGGCAGGGTCACGCTGTGGTCGGCGGAGGGAATGAACTCCACCTTGGAGGGATTGGCGACATAGGTCTGCGCCGATCCCACGGTCGAAACGAGCACAAACAGTCCAGCTAGGGCGAGATTCTTCCTCACTCGCACCTCCTTTCGTTGGGGTCCACCTTACCACTTGGCGCAAGGTGTTGACAACCTTGCCGCAATATTGTAAGGTATCCTCACGCTCGGGGAGGGCGGGGGATGCCAATCAGGTTGGTAGATCGGTCCAGGGTGGAATTGGACTGGACGTGCCCCAGGGCGCGGTTCTGGTCTACGGAGTTTGAAGGACGGGGGATTGCACCCCAGGACTCCCGCACTGAACTGATCTTCGGATCAACCTTACACGGGGCTTTCGCTACGGTGCTGTCAGGTGCCATGGCGGATCCCGCTCTCCTCGCGGCGTCAATCAGGACAGAACTACTTACCGTCGATAGCAATCTGGCTCTCATTGGAGAGGGGTTGTTCTGGGCGTTTCTGCGCTATTTCCACCCCTGGCTCATGCAGCAATACGAGGTCGTGAGCCTGGAGAAAGAGGTGACGCTGCACCTGGGCAACGCTTGGTGCTGCTCGGATCACGGCGAGACCCCCATCTACCTCATGGTCAAGCCGGATTGCATCCTGAGGCGCAAGACAGATCGCACCCTCTGGTATGTCGAGTGGAAGACCACCGGGTTCAACAATGAAAAGTGGATCAACTCATGGCGGAGTGCAATTCAACTCCATGCCGGCTGTGTGGCAATCGAGCGTGAGTTGGGTGAGGAACTAGCGGGGAGTATGGTCGTCGGCCTTTATAAGGGCTACAAATCAAACGGCACCCTCTACTCTCCGCTAGTGGCGGCTTACTACAAGGCCGGAGTGCCGGGGGTCATTCCCGATCAGTGGAGGCTGGAGTGGACTAAGGGCTGGGAAAGAACGTCCCTCCAGTTCTACCCAGGCGGGATGCAGGCGTGGGTGAAGCAATTGGCATTGGAGAAGGTGAGGGAGTTGTTCCCTACCACGCCCGCGATTCCTGTCAATCGGGAGATGGTCGAGAGCTTCGTTCAACAGCAGTTCTATCGGGAGCGGCAGATCCTGGAATACGCCAACGGCAATTGGGCATTGGACGAGGTATTTCCTCAGCACTTCCGATCCTGCACTCCGGCCTTTGGGAATGCGTGTCCGTTCAGGGACGCCTGCTGGTGCCCGACAGTAGGGGAGGATCCCTTGGCTTCGGGCCTCTATCGGCGGAGAGAGCCTCACCACCAGATGGAGATCGATCAGATGGAGGGAGGAGATGAGTAGGTCACACCGGGAGTGGAAGGGAGCGAGGGCGGTAGAGGAGGCTACCCAGTTTGTGCTGCGAGTGGCGAAGGGAGTCGTCACCCTCGATAGCTCAAAGACGTTCTTCTACGACTCCAAGAAACCCCCAGGGTTGCGGGTGTTGGCGGCATTGGATTTTCTCAAGCGATGCGGCCACGGCGTCATGGTGAGGTAGTCATGCCAAGGGTTCTGCCCAGGGAGACCACACGGGAGGTGGAGTTGTGCAGTGAGGCAATCCTTGCTGCGCTCGATGAATTCGGTGAGAAGGACATTGGGGTCATTCTCGCCGGGATGGCGGATGCCATTCAGGACATTGCCGCCAGGGAGCCGGATCTAGAGGAGCAAGCTCTCGATGAGGTGGTGAGTCGGTTGGACAACTGGGAGTAAGGATGGAGAGCCTGAGGGGACTGGCGTTAGCCATCCTCAACCGGGCACTCCTCGATCTTGGGAGCAAGCGGCAATGCGACTGCGGGTGTTGGAAGACCCGTGGGGAGTGTGCAGCGGCGTTTCTCCAGGATGAAGCCTGCGAGATCTGGTGCTACCACGCTGGGATTGATGTAGCGAGTTTACGAAATGCTGACGACGGGAAGTTTGCTCGTTATCGGAGAAACCGGGTCAGGCAAAACCACCCAAATCGGGGAGGTCGCCGTAAGCGTCAAGAAGCAAACGGGGCTGAACTGCCGGTTGTACACAGCAGATCGCGGCGGGGTGGCGTCGATCCAGCACCTGATCGACCTGGGGATCATCGAGGTCGAGAGATTCAGACCGGGGGAGGACGACATCTGGCTGTGGTTGAGGAAAGCCACAACAGGGCAGAAGAGGGACGACAAGGGCAATTGGTCAGATGGGAAGGAGGGGGTTGGCTTGTTTGCCTTTGAGAGCATGACGAGTTTTGCCGAGGAACTCATGCTCGATCTGAGGCGAGAGACGGCAGCGGGAAGGCTGATTGGAGGCAAACCTTCCTTCAGTTTCAAGCGAGGAACGACCACGATTGCCTCCAATACGGAAACGCACTACGGGCTGGTGCAGGAGACCATGCGGGAGGAGATCTGGAGAAGTCAGAACCTTCCGGGGTTGGGCTTCTGGACGGCGAGGTTGAAGAGAGATGAGGAGGATGACAAGTCCTCCATGCTGGGGCCGCTGGTGGTGGGGAAGGCGTTGACGACCTTGGTCCCCTCCTGGTTCCGGTGGACGTTCAGGATTCAGGGTGTGCCGGGAATGGCGGGTGCTCCGGCTCAGCACATCCTGTGGTTGCAGGAGCATACAGATGGGCAGGTAGGGAGCTACAGCAACGCAAGGGTGCCCCTGGCAGGGTTTGCCAAGCTCCCGGCGAAGATCATTCCAGCGTCAGTGCCCGAAGCGTTGGAGTTGGTGGAGAAGGTCCAGCAGGAAGCAATGCTGGCCGCGAAGAAGGCAATCGGGCTGTGAGGGAAATGATGGAAAGAGCAGAGTTGTTGGCGCAGTTGGCGGAGCCGGAGCAGGTCGATTGGGACCACTACCAGGATCCGGGGGCGTATGTGCCGCCGCCCCAGGCGAAGGATGCGAATGGGAGGTTTGTTCGGTTCCTGGCACAGGCTCCACAGACGTTTGAGTTCGGGGCGACCAAGGAGGGGTACCTCATGGTCAGCTTCGACCTCCAGATCACCGGGACGGTCAAGCAGGACCAACAGGTGAGCTACACCCTGAGGTTCTGCCGTGCGAGCGTGAAGAAGTTCACCAACCGCAAGACGGGGGAGAGCCTGGAGCAGTCGATGCTGGGGAACTTCCTCCGGGCAGTGGACAAGAGATTGCGGCCCAGGAGCAACTCCGAATACATCCAGGCGGTCGAGAGCGTGGGTGGCCGCGCCCTGGGGGTCACCATCGACTGGGAGGCGTACGACGCGGAGAGTTCCACCCAGGTCGCCCAGCACTACGACGACTTCCCTGGTGAGAACGGCCAGAAGGAACCCTACATCGTCACCGAGGACGGGCGGAAGATCGCGGCACGGGCGGTAGTGAAGCAGTTCTTCAGCCTGGAGGATTGAGAGGGGGAGGGGTGACCCTCCCTCCCTCTGCAAGACCATGGACAAGATCATTCACATCGGACAGCTGGCTGTTGGCGTCTACACCGACTGGGAGGATTGGTTCGTTTGGGCCAATTACACGCTGGAGAGCGATCCCTACATCATCAGGCTTAGCGTGGGGCTTCTCGGGGTGAACGCCTACGTCGAGTACTACCGTGGCAACAACTGAACGAATCACCCTTCAGGTGACCTCTGAGGATATCGAGAACGCGCGGAAGGAGCTTACAGGGAAGGTAGATGCACTGCATGTCCATGCGTGCCCGGTGTCCCAGGCTCTCCGGCGTAGGTATGGGAAGGTCTATGGCGTGGGGATCAAGCATATCTACCGGAGGGACGACGACAAGGTGAGAACGCCCCTTCCTGGGCCAGTGCGGGAGTTCATCACCAGATTCGACAATGGGCTGCTGGTTAATCCTGGCGTGTTTGAAATCGAGGTTCCACTGTGAGCGACGACCTGGAAATCACCGAAGAGCAGCAGAAGAGCATGGAGGTGTTCTTCACGCACTTCATGGAACACGTCCATGCGATGGCTATCACTGAGAAGGACGGAGCCGCGTTTGAGCTTCAGGGATGGCTGGAGAAGGGTGGTGCGGATGCTGGCTTGGCGCTATGGGCGCTGATGACCGGGATCGTCGCCCAGTGCGAGGTGATGGAGGAGGCTTTCAATCAGGCAGTGAAGAGCCAGATTGCCGAGGCGTTCAGGATGGTGAGCCTGATGGGCAATAAGGGGAAGGAGACGGTGCATTGATGCGCGGTAGGGATATCAACAGCAAGAAGCACCGGGCGGAGAAGAGCCTCAGCAAGCATGGGAAGAGAACCAATGTCGGGGATCCCAACAGGAAGTGAGTGCTGTAAGAAGGTGGTCCCCATTGGTGAGCAGTTGCGGGTGTTGAGGGGCGAGAGGGATCAATACAAAGCATTGTATGAAGCCTTGATGGAGTTCATCAATTTTGCCCTCCACACACAGTCCCTGGAAAAAGCCTCCCAGATGATTGCCTTGTATGTTGAAAAAACCCCAAAGCTGTGACGGGTGCCCGTTGAGGGGCTTAGGCCAAGGGTTCATGCAGCCCGTGGGGTGCATGAATCACGGGGTGATGCTCATTGGGGAGGCATTGGGGGAGCAGGAGGCACAGGTAGGGGAGCCGTTTGTGGGGAGAGCCGGGTTCACCCTCATGCAGTTGATGCAGAGGGCAGGGGTGAGGAGGGAGGACTTCCTCATCGCCAATGCCGTGTGGTGCCGGCCTCCACAGAACAAGTTGAGTGGGGAGGAGTACGAGGTCGGGGCGATTGCTCACTGTAGGCAAGCCCATTTGTTGCCATTGATAAAGGCAGCAGGACCGAGGGTGTTGGTGCCCCTGGGCAATTCGGCTCTGTTCTCAGTAGCGGGGGTCAGGAACATCTTGGATAGACGAGGGTATGTCGAGGTGGACCCGATCCTAAACGCATTCATCCTCCCCACTGTTCACCCCAGTTTCATCATGCGGGGGAATACCAACTATGGGGCGGTTTTCATCAGAGATTTGCTGAGGGCAGTGGAGGTGGGGGAAGAGGGGTGGAAACCGGCGAAGAAGGATTATGTGCTGGATCCCCATCCCTTTGAGGCGGCGAACTGGGCGCGGCAGTATCTGAATGCGTTGAATTCGGTCAATCCCGATCTCCGGTTGGCGTACGACATCGAGACCCCCATGAAGGGGGAGAAGGAATCAGAGATCGACTGCGATGATCCGTCCTTCTACATCTACCGGATTGGCTTTTCCCACGGGGCCAACAGTGGGATCTCCATGCCCTGGAAACCTGACTACATGCCTGCGATCAGGATGGTCCTGGGCAGCCCTGGCGAGAAGATCGTCTGGAACGGCGACTACGACACACCCCGCATCCAGGCCAATGGCATCACCATCAAGGGGCTGATTCACGATGCGATGATCGCGTGGCATGTGCTGCACACAGATCTCCCCAAGGACTTGGGCTTTGTGGCGTCGTTGATGCTCAAGGACCAAGCAAGGTGGAAGCATCTCTCCTCAACTGACCCGGCTTACTACAATGCCAACGACTGCGATGTGACGTGGCAGTTGATGCAGAAGACCGAGGAGTTGTTGAAGCAAACCGATCAGTGGGACCGGGTGTATGTCAGGCATGTCGTGCAGCTGGACCCCCTGCTCAAGCACCTCCATGACGTAGGGATGCCCATCGACCTGAGCATCAGGGCAGAGAGCGCCGTGAAGATCGACCAGCGGTTACGGGAGATCAAGGTGGAGATGCAGAAGATCGTCCCCTTCGCGGTGAAGGAGTTGAAGGTCTACGAGCGGCTGCCGAAGGACGTGGACCAGCGGAAGCTCCGGGGGGTGCAATACACCCAGGTCGAGTCCACCACTGAGACCAAGCAGTGCCCGAAGTGCGGGAAGCAGGGGAAGTTTTCTGAGAAGAGGCATCCATGCAAGGTGCCGTTGGAACTCATCAAGGTGCCCTGCTTCAAGTATGCCGAGGTCTTGGAGTGGAAACCGTCGAATAAGGGGTTGAAGAACTACGCCCACGCCAGACGGCACAACCCGGTCTTCAAGGGCAAGGGGCAGGACCGCAAAGTCACGTTTGACGAGAAGGCAATCAGGAAGCTCATCACGCGGTATCCCCAGGATGAATTGTATCCGCTCATTCTGGAGTATCGGGAGTTGGACAAGATTGCTGGGACGTATGTGGGGAGGCCGGTGGAGGAAGAGGCGAGGGCCGCATGAAGGGTGAGATCCGGCTGTGGAAGTTCTTTGCTGCCGTGCTGACGCTGGTCCTGTGGCTGGCGATATGGCAGACCTTGTGGGAGTCGTTGAAGGGGGGACTGTTGTAATGGACGCGACGATTGATGCAGTGGATCTGCTGAAGAAGCAGCAAATCCAGGTGCTGGGTGCAGTGGACCTGAGCGACGTGCAACGCGAAGCTGGGTGGAAGATGGTCTATCACGCTCAGCAGAAGCTGGAGAAGGATCTCAAGGTGCGGGTGGATGAGTACCTAGCGTACCTCAAGGGCGGCAGGGATCCCAACCCGGAATACGAGACCAATGTTGATTAGGGGTGGGTTCCCGGTGGGGGGTGACGGGAGGGTGCATACCACCTTCACGCACAACCCATCTACCCTCCGCCTCTCTTCCCGTGCCCCCAACCTGCAAAACATCCCCAGGGGTGGGGACAGTGAGGTGCAGCGGTTGGTGAAGGCTATGTTCGTGGCCCCGGAGGGGAAGGTCTTCTATGGAAGAGACTTCTCGGGGATCGAGGCGGTCCTGGTGGGCTACTTCGCGACGGATCCAGGCTATATCCGCCTCGCGAAGATGGACGTGCATAGCTTCTTCACGGCGTGGAGCTTGTATGAGTTGGAGAGGAAGATCCTCTATACGGATGTGCCCCAATTGGACTGGGGAGATGATGCACTGAGGGAAGCTCTGGCGTCCATCAAGAATAGGTTCAAGGCTGAGAGGACATACCACAAGCCCTTCGTTCATGGGGGCAACTACCGCATGGGAGCCAAGACAGCCCAGGAGGAGTTGCTGAAGCAGACCGGGCACACCTTCTCGGTGCAGAAGGTCCAGAAGCTGTTCAATTTCTACTTCAACCTCTTCCCGTCGATCCCTAAGTGGCATGGGGAGCTATGCAAGACCGTGGACGGGACCAAGACGATGAGGGACGAGGCGACTCCCAAGTATCGCCCCTTGGCAGGGGATGCGGGGGTGTCCTATGTCCAGAACCCCTGGGGCTACCGGCATCATTTCTATCAGGTCTTGGACTGGAAGCGGATTGGGGACCAATGGACCTGGGCCTACGGGGAAGATGCGAAGAGGTTGATCGCGTTTCTTCCTCAGTCTACAGCGGCGGCGATCTGCAAGGAGGCTGCCCTGCAATTCTGGGAGAAGTATCCCAACCTGTCAGCCACTCTCCGCCTCCTCATCCACGATGAGTTGTTTGGGGAGTGCGAGGAGGATGAAGTCGAACGGATTCAGGTAGCTCTAGCTACCGTCATGGAGCAACCGTGGGCACAGTTACCAATGCCCGAAGGGTGGAGATTGGGTTCATTCCTGTCGATTGGGAGCGAGGCGAAGTCGGGGAAGTCGTGGGGGTTGATGAAATGAGAAAGAGTTTCTTGGGGAGAATCAAGCGTCTGTTCCTTCGGTCCCGTGTGGCGAAGCTTGAGAAGGAGATCTTCGGTGGGCACCCTTTCAGGTTGCGGCTCCTGAAAAACGAGTCCCTGGTCGATCAGGTGGACGCAATCGAGGACAAGCTGCGCGAACTGGCGCGGGTCATGGGGTATGAGATCCAGCCGGTCTACAAGGAGTGGGAGATCGTCAAGGCTAGCGAGGCATCGAAGACGCCTGACGAGGATCCCTTCTAGCCATGAGAATCGCCCTAGACATGGACGGGTGCCTCAGCAACTTCTGGGACGCCTTTGAAGACAAGATTGTCCAGGTAGTGGGGAAGGATCGGTTTCCTCTCCGCGCCTACGGGCAGCCTCCTGCTGTCTGGAACTGGGTGGAGGAGGCCGGCTACGACGACTGGGACATTCGGCAGGCGTGGATGGAGATCTTCAAGTCGCCGGATTTCTGGGTGAATCTCGCCCCCCTCCCCGATGCGGTGACGGCAGCGGTGCTGGACAAGCAGCCCAACATCGAGATGTATGTCATCACCAACAGGGAGGGAAGGAAGAGTGACGTGAGGAACCAGACGCAACGGTGGCTCCTCAAGAATGGGATCTACAAGGCGACGGTGTTGGTCAGTGGGGAGAAGGGTGCCCTCTGCCGAGCGTTGGAGATCGAGTGGCTGCTGGATGACTGTGTTCAGTATTGCGTGGACGTAGCGGCCAACGCCCCTTACACCAAGGTCTACATGCTGCGGAGACCGTATAACAAGGGGCTGCACTACGACAAGGTGATCCCGGTTCACTCCCTGGCGGAAGTGTGTGAATGGGAGGATATTCTGACCCCCAGGGAGAAGGCAGCGTGAAGGACAGCACCTTTGCCACTGCCGTGATCATCCTCTTCTGGCTCGTGGCACTCATCGTGGCCTGGGCGATTGAGTTCTTATGAGCGCCCAAGTGATTCAATTCCCAGAGAAGCTGGTGGGGCATCCGATGTTCTACGAGCTTCTCAAGAAGATGGCTGAGGTGCATTCAGCCAAGAACCATGACTATGCGATGGGGGGTGATCCCCTGAGCAACTTCAAGCTGGCGGGGGCGTTTGGGGTGCCCCCGTTTGTGGGCGTTATGGTGAGGATGAGCGATAAGTGGAGCAGGCTCATTTCCCTCATCCAGAAGGGGAGGGCCGGGAACCCAGAGGTCAAGGAGGAGAGTATCGAGGATACTCTTCTCGACCTCGCCAACTATGCCCTCCTGGCGATCATCCTCCTCAGGGAGGGGAAATGAGCAAGACTCTCCGCGATATGCTGGATAGGGTGATGAAGCAACGTGACAAGGCTATTCGCGAGCGCGACTGGCTGAAGCGCGAGCTTGAGAAGACGATTGCCCAGCGGGACAGGCTCGCTGCTGCCTTGAAGGGGCGCGATGAGTGACCCTCTCCTCATCACCATCAAGGAGGCGTGTCATCTCCTCTCCATCTCCAGGACAGTCCTTTACCAACTCGTCCGTAGAGGTGAAATCAAACTCATCCAAGTCCCAGGCATCAGGGCCAAGCGCATCTCCTTTTCTGACTTGAAAGTTCTTGCAATGAAATGGCAGAACGAGTATATTCAGTTGCAGGAGGAGAGCGATGGCTCTAAAGAAACGCTGCGACTGCCCAACGTCGCCTAAGTGCGAGCATCCCTGGTACTACGACTTCCGGGTGGAGGGACGGCGATTCCGCGACTCCACCGGAACCCCCAACAAGAAGGTTGCGAAGGACATTGAAGCCGCAACCCGCACCAGGATCCTGAAGGAAGGGGTAGGGATCCTCAGCTACACCCCCACCACCCTCCGCGCCTTCCGCCCCCAGTTTCTCAAAGCCTACGTCGAACTCAAGCTCAGGAAGTCCACCCAGGAGCGTTACCAGATGTGCTGGCAGCGCATTGAGCCGGTATTGGGCGGGAAGTACCTCAGCGAGTTCACCGAGGGCACGCTAGGTGCGTATGCCAGTGACTGTCTCAAGTCTGGGGACAAGCCGGCCACGGTGACCCTCGACCTTGCGCTCCTGGCTTGCATGCTCCATCGGGCGGAGGACTGGAACCTCATTGCCAAGGCTCCCAAGATCCCCAAGCTCACGTTCAACAATGCCAAGGACCGCGCCCTGTCGCCGGAGGAGGTGAAGCTCCTCCTGGAGGCTTACGACACGCACAAGGATCTACGGGTGAGGCGGCACCACCGGGTCATCAAGCTCCTCGCCCTCACCGGGGCCAGGGTGGGGGAGATCCTGGGCCTCCAACCCAGCGATGTGACCCATGACGCGATGACGTTCCGGTGGACCAAGAACGGGGAACCGCGAACCCTTCCTGTCACCGACGAGATGCGTCCTCTCCTGAAGGCTCTTCCCATCCATGTCAATTACAATGCCCTCTGTGCCACCTTTCGGAAGGTGACCAAAGCCTTGGGGTGGGAGGGGGTGACCCTTCACACCCTGCGCCACTCCGCCTTGACCATCATGGGGGAATCGGGGATGCCGCTACGGACCTTGCAGGAGATCTCGGGGCACAAGAATCTGGCGATGCTCCAACGCTACACGCACCCGTCCCAGGAGTCCAAGGCGAGCGCCCTGAGAAATCTTGGTCACATACTGGTCACAACGACCAAAGGTACAGCGGCGTAAGTGCTTTAGCTGCAACACTTACCGTCTTGCTGGAAATGAACAGAAGATTCGACAGAGGTGGGGGGCTAAGTGCCTGTAGCAGAAGGACTTAACCCCCCGACTGCCGGTCCTAAGGCAGCGTCCGTAAGTTGTTGTAAACAAACGCTAGCGTGCGTGGGTGTGCGCCACCGATGGTCACACCGTGGTCACAGACCTGAGCCACTCAACGAGGTCAGGAGTCGCGATCCCTTCGGCCATGTTGAAGGCATGACCGTGACCACCCATCTGGACGATGGAGACCACTTCTAGCTTGGAGTTGAGGATGGGGCCACCGGACATACCCCCGATGACGGAGGCGAAGATAACGTAGCCGGAGGTCTTCTCAAACTGGTAGGGGTCCATGGAGGCGATATGGCCTACCGAGAGGTAGGGGGTCTCATCGCCAAAGCCATGCCCGATCAGGCAGACCTCTGAACCCACCAGGGGGGCGGTCTCCGCCACCTTCAGGGGGATGATGTACAACCCCTTGACCCGAATGAGGGCGATATCGAGGTCGTGATTGACGGCAATGACCTTCACATCCTTCCCCTCGACGGAGAGGGAGTCATACGGTTCCTGGGTATCGTAGTCCTCCACACAATGGGAGGCGGTCACCAGGAGGTAGGCAGCCCGGTCCAGCCCCCAGGCAGTGCAGCCCCCGGTCTCATTGATCGTCACCTTGAAGATCGAATGGTTACGGAGAGGATAAGCCTTGGTCCAGTCAGGCGAAGGCGAAGAGCCGAATCCAAATGCGAGGGGAGCCACGACTGCAAGGAATGCTAGCCGGTTCATTTACTTACCACCCTTGGGCGGGAGGGGTGGTCATCCACCCCTCGATCTAGCAGAAAATTGCAGGGGTCTCAGGCAGGAGGAGGAGGGAGGAGGAGGGAAGCACTGAAACCCCTGCTGCGTCGATTCATTGTAGCATTTTGCTAACTCCTTGCAAACTTTGGATTTAACCTTGCAAGGAGTTCTCGGAAGAGCCATGACTGGTGGTAGGCAATGGCTTCTCCATCCTTCAAGCTCACCCCCCGGTCGGAGAGGATGAAGGCGGTCCCATGGCAAGCCTCATGGGTGATGGTAGAAAGCCCATCAACGGTCTTGACTTTCACGTCAGGGGAGAACCAGAAGATCAGGTGGCCTCCCATCCAGATGGTCTGCGCCTTGGCGTCTTCCACCAGTTCCACGTCTACCAAGTGCTCCCTGGCGAACCAGGATTCCAATTCCTGAGCAGGACAATGAGCGAGGTAGATGGGGACTCCATACACCTCGTCGTGAAACTGGAAGGGCTTAAGCCGCGATTTGGACCTTGCCATTGGCGTGCGTACCTCGACTCCACGCGCCACAGGTTTGACATTGGTATCGGTCGTAGGAACGGGTCTTGGCGACTTGGCTGCCACGCTTGTGAAGGTGTGTGGAGCCGCACTTGGGACAGGCAGGAAGCGTCACCCCTTCGATGAGCGGGACGGAGGGGTGCCCAGCAACAAAGGGCTTCAAGCGAGCGTAGGTCTGGGCGAGGACTTCTACATCAGCCTTGCAGTGGTCGATGATGTAGGTCAGGGCAGCCAAATCCCCGCCTTTGGCAGCCTGCCATTGGGGAGGGGAGATCGGGGTCTTGTGTGCGTCGAGTAGGAGGAATTCCTGGAGGGAGACGAGACGGTTGGAGTGGAGCTTCAGCTTGTACTTGGCCGTTCTCCAACCGTCGATATGGGGAACAGGAGGCAAGGGCCGTAGCCCATGGAAGAGTCTCCTGGTGTTGAGGAACGGCTCGTCAAATCTCTGCCCATACCACGTAACGACCGCATCCGCCTCAAGGAAGATGGGTTCAATGGCAAGGAGGAGCGTTTGGTCGTCTTCAGGGCGGGAGAGCCGATGGCAACAGGGGCACCCAGGGTCAAAGTCAGCCAGGGAGACAACCTGGATGCTCTCCTCACCCTCCCATTTCCACCCAAAACAAAGCACATGCCCGAAGTCAGCATTCAGGTCCGACGCTTCGATGTCGTAGATCAGGGTTCTCGTAAGCCCCTCCCTTTGGGGCTAAGTATAACCAAATAAACAAGTTTGAACAAACTTGTTAGAACCCTACTCGCCATCTCTCCCCAGGCACAGACCTGACCCTGAGGTAGTCCAGGTGGGTGTCGATCTTGGTGAGCTTTTCACTGATCTGTCCCAGCACTTGGGTGATGGCTCCCAGAACCTCCAGGATCGGTTCTGAGGGGGGTTCAGGCTTGGGAGGGATAGGGGGCGGGGGAGGGGGGTAAACGTCGCCCAGGGGCAGCCGGAAGAGGCCAGGATCGAGTTTACCGACATACCGCCAGTCTGGGGTGGCGACTCCCTCTCCATCCCCCAGGCAGTCATACAACTCCCCAGTGGAGTAGAACAACCCATCGACCTTGAAGCCATGGTAGTTGCTCCCATCGGGCTTGTAGAGCAACCCTGCGTCCTCCCCAAGCTCCCTGAGCCTCAGGGCGACGGCATTGGTAATGGTCCAGCCACGAGCTTCACCGGGGGGCATGGAGTCATACTTGGACCGGAGTTCCCGTACAACAGCAAGATGATCAATATCCTTAGGCGGCATGGGCTTCTTTCAACACGGTGTAGTGGCTAAAGACCCTTTTGGCATACGCCTTGGGGCCGGGACGCTTGATCCCTCCTGCCCCTCCGTTGTAGGCGGCGAGAGCCTCCAGGGGGTCTGTGTATTTCCGTAGAAGACGACTCAGGACGCTGCACCCTACGGCCAAGTTGGTATCAATCTTGAACAACTCCTCAGGCTCCCCTTTGAACCCATGTTGGACTGCCGTGGGATACATGACTTGCATCAGGCCATAGGAAGAGGAGACTCTTCTTGGCTCCCACCCTGCATAGAGTGGGTTTTCCTTCAAATACCTCTCGTAAAATGCTGGCTCCCACCGAAAGGCATCCGCCTTCCCCTGGCTCTCGGCTATCACAACAGCCTCAACCAACAGGGGATCCAGCTTGAACTGCTCAGCAATCCGCTGGATGCTAGTGCGATACGGTGCGCCTTCTTGCCTGGGCATCGAGTTTGTTCTCTATGCGCTCAGTGCGCTCATGGAGGATCTGGACCCTGGTCTTAACCACCGCAAGGTCTTTCTTGAGGTTCATAAACCCCACCAACCCTGCGCTGAGGTAGGTAACAATCTGGACGACCAGGGGCAGTTCAAGTAGAATGTTGCTCAGGAGGGCCAAGGCAAAGGTTGTCAAGGTCAAAATCATGGAAGTTCTAGTCCTTCTGTTCAGTCTCTGGCTCTTGTGGCTGGTTCGGGGTTGGGGTGTCGCTCCGTTCGACGCTAAGACGCTCAGCGAGCTTAGAGATCTGATTTCCGGCCACCGCCGCTAGTTCGACGTTGTTGGACCCCAACGCTCGCACGTATTGACGGATCCACTTGATGCCCTCCGGGTGGACAAACATGTGGGACATGACCCGGAGACCTGTGTAGAGGACCGCCGAGGCACCGATGCCCACCGGCAGTCCAAACATCAGGCTCATCACGGGGCCGACGATCTTCAGGTTCATCGTGCCTGCGATCAGGCCAGGGGTGAGTCCTGAGCCTTTGCCGGCGATCCGCTTCGCCATGTTGGCTACGTCGGTGAGACCTTGAATCTCCTGAGGAGTGAAGAGGGCATGGAGTTGCCCCCCTTTGTTCAACTTCTCCATGGCGGAGAGCAGGAGATCCCCCTTCAGGGTCCGTAGCTCCGTCATGGCTTGACCGGGATAGCTCATCATGCTCTGGCCTGCCCAACCACCGGAGACCTCACCCCGAATAGCCTCGTTGAGGAGGTCACGGGCGATCATGGCTTTGCTTGCTTGATAGATATCGGGCGGCAGGAGATCCTTGACGGTCTTGATGTCGTCTACTGACGCCTTGGAGAGGAAGGCATGAACCCGCTCGGCAGGGGCGGTGACTTTGCCTCCCTTCACCCCCAGCAGCTTAGCGACCACGGTCTTGTTGAAGGCGAATTTGAACTCCTTGTACGCCGCATCGAGGCTTTGGACCTTGGCAGCGATCCCAGGGATGCCACTGTTATCCGCTGCGTCCATCATGGCTTTGTAGACCCCCTCTTCGGTTTTCTTGAGGAGGCCCGCCAACTTGGAGGCAGCCGGTTCGTTCTGGACCGATCTGGCGAGTCCCGCCAACATGCTCTTCGCGTCGTGCATAGTGGCAAACGCGGTGAACTCCGGCCCCTCGATGATCTGCTTCAGGACGTTCATGCCGCGTTGGAGTTCTTGCGGGGGGATGATCGTCGCGGCTCGCTCCAAATCCTCCAGCAGGGGAGCCACCATGGCTTTGAGGGGTCTGGTGTCAACCACTCCTGGTCCCTGGGGGGTATTGACCGTCTTGAATTGCGGAATCATGGCAGGCTTGCCGTCAGGACCGAGGATCGTACCTGGAGCAGACCCTGCCGGCACCTGTTGCTTGGTCCACGTCACCTGGAGTTGGTTGTCGATATCCTCATACCCCTTGCGGAAGACCGTTTCCAGTTTTGCCTTGGAGGTCGTCAAGGCATCCTGCATGGCCTCGCCAACTTGGTGCGGGGTGCCCTTGACCATCGACACTTGCTTGACCGCATCTTCGGCCATGCCGTCAATCATGGCTGTCTGCTGGGAAGCGCGGAACTTCTGGAACTTGTTCACCCCACCAAGAGATCTCTCGCCAATGGTCTCAAAGAACTTGCTCGCACCACTGCCTGTGCGCTCGGAGTAGGTCAGGGGGACTTTGCCTACAGGCTTGGTTGCCTTGACTTGGCGACCAGCACCACCGACGCCAAAGGGAGCCAATAGTCCTGCTGTCCCGCCAACCCCCTCCGCAATCTCGCCCTTTTCAAAATGCTCCCCCACATGGGCAGCGGCGGGGCCAATCACTGGCAACGCTCCTGCTGCCATGCGCCCGATAGCCTGCACCTGATTCCCAACTCCAGGCTTCTCGGTAAGCTCCCGGCCCTTCTGGATCTCGCCCCACTGCTGCCCCAAGATGCCCTTGACCATGTTGGTCACACCTTGGGGGTTAGGCATGGGGATCCCTGTGGGGAGGAAAAGCTGTTTGCCCATGTCCCCGATGTCACTCAGGGACGGAATCGCTTGTTCCTTGAATTCCTTCCACCCTCGCGCTATGGGACCAGGGGCTTCAGGGGTGGGAGGAGCTTCGGGAGTCTGGGGCACCTGTGGAGTCGCCCCTTGCCCTGCCGCCGCGAACACCTCCTCCAGATCCGCCTGGGTGGGAGGAGTCGGCATATTCCAGTCAAACGTAATATTCTGCCCGGTCTCGTTGTTGCGGACGGTCAGGCGAGGCATTACTGCACACTCACAATAGTGAACTTCTGCTTAGAGGGCACCGTGATGTTGGTCCCACCAAGACCCTTACCCGCCTGGGGTGGTTGAACCGGAGGCTTCTCACCCGCTCCACCCAGCAGCGCCGGGTCAACCTGTCTCACGATCAGGTGCGGCGGGATGCTCATCGTCACCGCACGTTGCGTGTAGTCCTTGATGGTCTGCTGGTGGGACTGGTAGGCACCTTTGTAGATATTCGCTGCCTGGGACGCTACATCCTGGCGCTGCGCGGGAGTCAGTCGATACCCACTCGTGGCTTGGTTGTATAAAGCGCGAAGTTGCTCAGGGACGCCCCTGGCATTCTGCACTGTGGCCTGCTCGCCTTCTCTCACCGTGGATGCCGGGTCCACCATCTTCATGTAGGCGAAGATGAGGGAGGTGTCACCCAGGGGAGAGGGACTCTTCATCAACTGCGTAATGGTCCTGAAGCTCTCTTCTCTCTGCGTGTAGTTCTTGGAGAGTTCATTGAACTGGCTCGCCATTTGGATGGCTGGCCCAACCAGTTCCTTCGGGAGGCCCGCCTTGGCGATCTCCGCCTCCGCGCTCGCCCTGGCACGTTGGCGAGCCGCTTCCTCTCCACCCGCACGCGAGACGAGGACAGGATTGAGGTCTCGCTGCAAGGCAACTTCGTTCTTGTTCTTCGCTGCGCCTACTTGCGCCTCTTCCTCGACCTTCCGCCCAACAGCAGCAGGGAAGTTCTCGCTGGTTGCCCGTTCGGTTCCAAGCCCCGTCCCGTAGGCAGTCGCTTCTGCTTCCTTCCCCTTGGTCTTGACCGCTTCATCCGCTGCCGTCTTGAACTGACCCACCTTCGCGGTGCGGGCTTTTCGGAGTTGGTCCAACCCCTCATTCCCCAACCCCGGAACTGGCCCATACAACCCTGGCAGGATGTTGGTTACCTGATTCTGCTGCCCCATCCCCTTCATCATCCCCACCATGCTTTCATCGGTGGGAAGCTCCGCCTCACCCTTCACCCCCTCCATCTTGGAGAGGATGCTACTGACCGCTGTGTCCTGGGTGGGGGTGGGGAGGTTGGGATACGCCTGCGACAAGGTGCCGTATTTGGATGGGTCCGAGGCAAGGGCCGAAATTGCCTCCCTCTGCCCAGTTAGTTTCTGTCGCAACTCCTCCAGGTAGGCGTCCAGCGAGGCAGCCGCTTGGGCATTCTGCTGCTGGAGCTTCTGCTTCTGCATCAGCCCAAACAGCCCACCCAACTCCTGTCCTGCGCCAACCAGGGCTTGCCCCCATCGGCGCTTCCTGTTTGCCATTACCGCCCCCGGAGAAGCTGCATGATCTGCATGAGGAGGTCAGTGGGTTGCCCCGCGCCGCCTGATACCGCTCCCGGCACGCCAAAGCCGCCACCCAAGAGACCCCCTGCCTTCCCAAACAGCCCCGAGGAGTTGGAGTAGAGGGATGGCGGTCTGCCGGGTTGGGGTGGAGGCACCAAGGGCACAGTCAGCCGCCTCATCACGTCAGGATGCTGAGTCATTGGCGTAAACGGTACTGGAGGCTGACCAGATACTCCCCCAGACGGTGCTGGAGTTGCCCCGCCCGGAGGTCGGGGAGCGTTCACCACCGGAGTCGCCGCCGGCCCCGCGATCTCACGCGGTGACTCAGAGGTGCCCCCCTGCTGCCATGGACCTGTAAATGGCCCAGGGTCAGGGTTATCAGGTGGTGTGCCCAGCGGAGGCTTGATCGGTTCGGGCAACCTGGGGGAACCAGGATCTCTCCGAGGGGAGCGCCCCATCCCATCGTCTAGACCATATGACGGAAGCTTTCTCGTAGCCATGTCTTACCTGCCCACATAGCCGCCAGCGGAAATGCCAGCGGACTGAAGGAACAACTGAATATAGGGGAGCACTGTCTGGAGGTTCCCCTGTTGGATCTCGTACTTGATCTGGTCCCTGGTCAGGCCGAAAGTGGCGAGGAACTGGTTCCACGCCATGTTGCGATCCAGGGCTGCCAGTGCGATGTTGGAAACCACGTTCTGCCGATTGGTCGCCCCTGACAAGGCATTCAGGGTGTTGTTGCTCTGGTTCTGCGCCATGGCAGTCCCCAGGCTCAGCCCACCCATCACGCGGTTGTTGGCGTTCTCCTGTTCAGTGGTGAAGATGTCGCGGAGTTCCCGCGCATAGGCAGGAGCCACATGCTCCATGGTCTGCCCAACCATGGTGCGTTCTGGACCCTGGGCAATCCCTGGCTCGGAGAGGAGATTCCTTCCTGCCAACTCCCCCTGGCCCTGGTTCATCAAGGTCCGCAGGCCAGAGTTCATCAACTCTGTGGCAGATTCTTTTCTCTTATTGACCACATCCTGGGAGAAGTTGCCCCCGCTGGAGATGAGGTCTCTCAGTGTGGCCTCCAGGTCGCTGCCGAAAGGGGTTGCCCCGTAGTTACTGATCAGATCCATGTAGCCCTGATCGGTAAGCTGGGACATGGGATCGGTGTTCACTGTCGTGGTCCCACCACGGTAGTTGCCCACGTTGTCGGGGGTGTAGCTACCTGTCTTAGCAGCCAAGCCAGGGTCAACGCCCATGCCGGGGAGGGGGATGAAGTCATTACCCCCAACTCCGCCCCCAATCGTCCCTTGCCCCTGCGCCTCTGGCGGCATCCACTGCCATGCGCCTCCGTTCTCCACGTCCCGAATCACATCTACATCCCCTACCCCAGGGACGTAGATCGTGTCCTTCCCCGAGACCTTCCAGCCTTCGGGAAGCTGGAGACTGCCCAAGCCTTCGGTAGTGGAGGGTGCCCCCTGCGCCAGCCGGCCAAAGACGTATTTCGGTGTCTCATGGGAGGTATCGGCTAGCTTCCCGATGTCGAAGCCCTCAAGGATGCCCCCAGGCGTCCTTGTCCCCTCGCCACCCGTCGCCCCAGGTTCCTGGACGGTGGGAAAATCCCCTGGTCCCCGCACCACGGTCCCTGCCGGAGGAGGCGTCGTGTTGGCCCATGGATTGTCGCGAGGCACAAAGCCCTGGAAGCTGATGTCAGTCGGGGCGTCCCAACCTTGCTCAACCCCGCCAGCACCCAAGTCAGGAATTTTGCGTCTTACTGCCATTTACATACCCGCCAAGAGTTGAAGGGCGGCTACAGCGTCCTCCGTATCGTCGCCAATGGGGTTGAAAAGGGAAGTCCCTCGCCGCACAGCTTTTCTGCCGGTGTATTGAGCGTTGGGTGGGGGGACTCTACCTGCCTTATCCAGCGCAGTCTGGTTGATGTCCCAGTTGAACCCGCTTCCATTCCCGCCCTGCCCACCCACATTCGCCCCTGGGAGGGTCAGGAACATGGAAGGATTGAAAAGCGCCGGATCAACGCCAGAGAGGCCAAAGGGCACCGGCATGTTGGGGCCAAAATACCCTCCAGGCTGCTGGACATACGCTCCTGGGAGGGTCACGGGACGGTTGGCAATATCCTGTGCCGCCCTCCCTCCTTGGATAATGGCTTGCGTGGCCTGTCCCAGCATCCCGTTGGGGTCAACTGACCCGGTAAACCCCTCCCTCTCCTGCTGGTCGTTGCCCCCCATGATGTTCCCCAGGAAGTTCATTCCCATGGAACCGAGAGCGAGCAGAGTCATTGGATCCATACTGTCACCTTAAATCCGACGCTTGACAAGTCCTGTCAAATCATAGCAAACTTGAAGGTTTACGCCAAACGAACCGCTGTGATCTTCGTTGCGGTTGTCCCTGCCGGATTGGTCGGGCAGGAGGACTTGGCGGCTGCCCCTGTCATGTCTGCTGCTACCGAGAGATAGAGTGTTGCTGGGCCATTGAGCGTCACAATCGTCTGGATCGTCAATGTCTCAGCATGAGTAGATTGGCTACTCTGGGAAGTCTGGCAAGAGGCATAAGTCGTCGCCCCGTCCCAGACCTTTGCGGTGTAGTTGATGTGGGTAACCGCGCCTGCTGGAACGAAGTCAGGGCTGCCCGTACCGGAGAAGGTGCATCCCCCTGAGGGGGTAGATACGACGATGGTCCGCGCCAGGGCAGCAACACCGGAGAAGGCGAGGCCACCCGTGGGGCTGTCCGCAGCAAATGCGCGGCAGTGGACCACCCCAAAGCCAGTGAAGGTCAGCGCACCGTCTGGTGTAGGGGCGACGTAGATGTTGACGTTGAGAATACTGGTGGTTGCGGCCCCCGAGAAGGTGATTCCGCCTGTCGGTGCAGGGAGAGCCTTGGTCCAGCACCTGGGAGCGGTCCCACCGAAGGCAACTCCCCCCGAGGGCGCTACGGTCCAGAGCTTGTTGATGAGGGTAGTGGCGGAACCACTGAAACTCATCCCACCAGCACCGACACATGTGCCCCTCACCACCCCTGCAGGGTAGAGGCCGCAAGTCGCCGCCCCGGAGAAGGCATACCCACCAGACGGGGTGACGGTCCAGAGCTTGAGGATGAGCGAGGCGGCGGTCCCGCTGAAGGTGACTCCACCAGTCGGGCCATCCGCAGCAAACGTCCTCGCCTTATTGGCAGTCCCTGAGAAGGCGATTGGGGTAGCGGTCTGGGTAGCTACCTTGGTCCAGCACTTGCCCCCAGCACCTGAGAAGGCCACGCCTCCCGATGGGGTTGGAGCGGTGAAGACCTGATTCCCAGCCTCAACATAACTGCACGTCCCCGCGCCCGAGAAGGCGAGTGCGGTTGCAGTTTGCGCGGCTATCTTGGTCCAGCACTTCCCGGCAGCCCCCGAGAACCCCAATCCCCCGGTAGCAGCATCCGCCGCGAACGTTCTGATGCCTGGAGATGCGGTGCCAGAGAAAGCCACGCCACCACTGGCAGGATCTGCTGCAAATGTCCTGATACCAGGGGAGGCAGTTCCACTGAACGCAACTCCTCCAGAGGGTGTAGGTGCCTCAAAGACCGTCCCACCGACTTCATAGGAGGTCGTGGCGCTGCCGCCGAAGCTGAGTCCTCCGGCACTATCACCGGGCTTGACGATGATGCCGATGATGCCGCCGTCTTGGCTAGTATCGTAAGTCCATGAGCATCGTGGACTCACTGCCCCTGATGGGGAACCTTCTGCCCACGAACCTTTTACACCACCGTATGCGTCGAGCGTGGTGTGCTCAGTCGCCCCATTGGACCAAGTTGGGGTGACCCCTGTAGAGCAAAACGAGAACGCTACAAGCTTGTCGCCACTTTGAGCGTCCAGCGAGGGGCAGTCGAAGACGTGATCGTTATCTTGCGCGGAATCGGAGTCGCGAACGATGTCACTACTGGCTACGTTCTTGTAGTAGACAACGCTGAATGGCATCCCGCTGGTTGGTGTATAAGCCCATGACCATTCGAGTGATTGCGTACCCCGTTTGGCGCGGCAATCGCCATAGAACGTCGCCCCTAGGTAGTAGCTGGCATCCTGATCACAACACCTCTTGCTTAAGGAAGTCCCACCCAGCGTCATCCAGCCAGAACCGAAAAGATAGCCCTGGAGATAGCCCCACGCACAGACGGAGACGACGATGAAGTCAGCGTCACTGGGCACTGAGACATTGAAGCTACCGCTTTGGGCGGGGCTTTCGTTGTATTGCGTGACGCTTATGCGCGAAACTGAGCCGCTTGGTGTATAGCTCCAAACATGGACAGGTTGGGTAGTGGCGCTACCGGAGAACGAGACCCCTCCAGTGGGCTGTGGGGCGATATGAATCGGGAAGGAGCATGCAGCACTTCCTGAAAATGCCACACCCCCCGTCGCCGCTGGGGCGGTATAGATGTTCAGGAGGATCTTCGTGCAGGTCGCCGCTCCGCCGAAGGTCACTCCTCCTGTAGGATTATCTGCTGCAAAGGTCCGACAATGAGCGGCGGCGGTTGTGCCAAATGTCGGTCCACCTGATGGTGTGGGTGCAGTGAAGACGTTGACAGCAGCAGGCTTGAGCGCAACCGTGCTGATCGCGTGCGTGCCTGCCGCACTGGACGTGGCTTGAATGGTGCTCGATGTAGCCGATGCCGCCAGCCCCGTGTCGTGGTAGTAAACCGACGCACCACCGTCAGCCCCGGTGTTGTCGTTGTTGAGGGCGACCTCCGTCCACGTCCCGCCACTTGGCGTGGTTGAAGTCGCATCACCACCCGTGCTGTTATCGCCAAACGACGCAAACACCAGCAACGCACGGGGGGTGCCGCTGGCTGACGCCGTGACGTTGCTGAATGTGATCGTGCCGCCCGCTGAGGTCGTCGCCGTCGTGATGGCGTTCGCGTCCAACACGTCGCCCGAGGTGAGGCACCCGCTGATGCCAATGATGACACCTTGGCCCCGGTCCCCACCCGTGCGTGTGAACGTCACCGATGTGCCGCTGCCGTCGTAGCGCCACCAGAACGCCTGCGCCGATGCCACGCCCGCGGTCGCGTCGGTATCGCCCGTTAGCGACTCATGGATCTTCGTCCAGTTCGTAGGCGTATTGCAGCCAACGTTGGACCGCAGGGCGAGGAAGGCAACGAAGATGTCGCCGGTCGTGCGCGTTGACGGGAAGCTACAGGCGATATCGCCTGACGAGACAACTGACGATAGCGCCCCGACTTGGAAGGTATATGCCATCTACTTCAGGGCAGGGCTGCCCCTCGCGGGGGAAACCGAGGCGTAGACCACGCCCCGCTAACCCCCGATGAAGAGGTCGGGAACTTGACGGCCACCGAAAGCCCCCTTACGAAGCTTCGATGCGAGGCGTAATCTTGATCTGGTCGCCGTTGTTCTGGACGTTGTAGGGGCCATCCGAGAACCGCTCGGCATAGACCAATTCCGTACCCGTCGAGCGGGTCAGGTAGTACCCGTAGACGTTGCCCAGCGCACCCGTGAAGGTGAACGTCTGCTGAGCGTAGTCAACGTAGGTCGGATCCCCTGCCGTCGCAGCGTTCCAGGAGTTGCCCGTCAGGGTGATGGCCGAATACCCATTCCCCGAGGCTTCTGTGAAGCTCGCTGCCGTGGACGCCTCAACGCATGTGTAGTCGTTGGTGTAGAGCCGGAGAACCAGGTTTTCCCGGTTGGCGTAGGTGGTCGTTCGATTGACCAGATACTCCAGGGCGATTGCTTCGCCAATGTTTGGGACGACGAGTGCCATTACTTCATCTCTTCTTCTCCCTCCTCCTTAACTTCTGTAAACGGTCACATGAGCGGTTACCAGATACGTTCCCGCCGGCAACTCCCCAGTGTTCACCAGTGCGTAGTATGAATTGGGGGTAGACAAGCTCACATCACTCCCCAAGACGCCTTCATAACTCGCACTCTGCGAAGCCTCGCGGATGCCTCTCCTTCTCCGCGAGATTTCATCATTGAGGACAAACCAGAGAAGCCGCACGGCGTTCTCTGTGGCCTTGTCGTCCCCCTTCCGAATTCTGTCAAAATCCGGGGATTCGATGCTGAGGTTGTAGGCCATTACAGGTTCAATCGCTTGATCCCAGGGAGGAGTTGGTAACCCAAGGTGAAGCTCTCCAAGCTCCAACTCCCCAAGGCAGCGTTGTCTCCGATCCGAATCCTCATCCCTTCATCGTGAAGGAACCTTCCATTGCTCTGCTTGAACTCCGCACGGCACATGCTGCTGCTGGAGGCCACTACGGGATGATCACCAGTCAGGGTCAGGATGCGGTCCCCGTTGGAGGTAATCATCCCAGCCGCCGAAGGGGAGATTGTCGTGCTCCCAATCCCTGCAACATTATCAGGGGAATTCCCCGGCATCCATTCCACAGTTAAGGTAACATTTTGCTCAGTTTCAAACAAAAAGTCCCCAAACCGCCACCTCTTGGTCAAGTTCGCCGCAGGCTGCCCCTGGTCGTTCGCCCCCAGCAAGGTTTTTGTCATCCATTGCGCGGCGAAAGCGGATCCATCAAAGGAATTTCCGGTCCAGAGTCGATAACAGAATCCTCCCTTACTGGTTTGTGCCTCACCCGCGAGAATGAGTGCGGCAGTCGTTGCGGAATCCATCTCCGCCGCGCAGGCAAACGGCCAGTCCCTGGCGTACCAGACCCCCCACCTGTAGTTCCAAACGACGGCGATGGAGCACTCGCCCCCCGATGTCGGGATGAACCAGGAAATCTCGGTGCGTGCGGTATCGTGAAACGCATGAATCTTGTTGCGGGCGGAGTAGTTGAAGCTGGCAAGGGTAGTCTTGACTGGATGGGAGATCTGAACGTCATTGTCCCCATCGAAGAGTCGAATGTCGCCAAGGGGGGTGAAGAAGGCCAGGGTGACCACGTTTGTCGTGACCTCCTGCCCCTTGGCATCGAAATACTTGGCCCCGGCAGGGACTCTGACGACAGACCGGATGCTTACGCTTCCTGTCTGCGCGTTGGTCCTGGTGCGGGTCCAATCGACAATGTTCCCAATGACTTGCCCTGTCCCTGAGATCGTCCAGATGCTTCGTTCTTGGAAGATGACCCCTGTGCCCTCAAAATTCCCCAGCCCGCCAACAATCACATCCCCCATCGTCTCGGCATCAGTGAACCGGATGATGTTGGCGTCCTTCCACACCGAGTCGGGATCACCAGGATCCGAATACCACCCAGCCTGGGGGTCTGCGTCCGTCCTGAGGTACCACACCCGCTGCTTGTGGGCCATGGAGTAGTAAGCCTCCGGGGGCGCGTCTCCATGCTCCTCCAAGACCCTGTTCTCCAGGATGGTCAGGTCTTCAATATTGTCTGTCCACGCTACCGTCGTCCTCCCCTCTATATAGGTGGTGAAGTAATACACCAATCCCGTGCCAGAGGTCCGATAGATCTCATACCCCGTAACGGTCGCATCACTATCAGCCGTCCACGCCAAGCTGATTTGCTTATACTGGCTCGTCTCCGCATTCGACGTGATGCTCGCCAGCTTCCTGGTCCCATCGGTCTTGATGGGGACCACCCGATACCGATATGTGCCCAGCAGCAATCCCGCGCTGCTTTGCACTGTGGCGGTGGGGGCTGCCAGTTGTGTGCTCCCTGCCACCGCGAGGCTCGATCCATCCCAGACCCTCACCGTGGTCTTCCCACAGGAGATCAGGAGGAGATCCCCAAACTGGGTGAAGCATGGCACCTGACCGACGCATCCAGCCCCCAAGTCCCCCCGAAACGTCCAAGTCGCCCCGTCGTCGGTGGAGGTCCAGACCTCATACTCATTCACCGCGTCGTCAAAGACCCCCACCAATTGCCGGGTGACGCTTCCTCCGCTCGTTTTTCTGTAGGGGAACAGTGCCCTCAGCATCGTCGCACTGCCCCCCGTATCGGTTGTTACTGCCGAGGAATTCTGCTTCGCATACCCCAAAATCCTCTTCGCCCGTCCATACTTGTCGATCCACAGATTCCTGGACCCGCCTGAGGAAAACACATCAGGCAGCAGGACGCTATGAATCCCCTCCTGCGTCCCCAGGAACGCATCGAAGAGTTGAAGTTGAAGCGGGACGGCCATTACTGGATCTCAAACGTGAGTTGCCCTTGCACCAGGATCGTCCCAGACCAAGCAGTCCCGTCGATCTTGGCGAGGTAGATCTTGTCCACCGTGTTGCTCACGTAGGCAAACCCAATGGCGTTCGTTCCCGTGATCGAGTAACGGAAGGGGGCAGAAATCTGCCTATTCGCGATTCCCGAATTCGGAATCTTGATCAACAAGCTCGTTGGTGACCCCGTGATGGTCGTGTCGTGGATGTTCCATGCCACGGTCATTGTCTTGCCTGTTTGGATGTAGGCAAGGGTGGTCACGTCTCCAGATTCAACCACCCACGTCCCACCGTCAGTGGCTGTGAAGTCTCCTGCGCTGAACGTGGGGGCTGCCCAGGTCAGCGCAGTGGTCAGGAGATACCCAGCCCCCTCCACCCCATCCAACTTATCCGCGTCGAGGTTGGTGACCTTGGCACTGGAGCCGCTCACCGCAAAGGGGGCACCGGGGTCTCTATCGAAGGTAATCAACCCCGTGACGGTCTTGTCACCTTCACAAGTAATCAGCGTCTTCCCTGACAGGTCAGACGTGGTATTCGCAACAGAAATATCAGCCATTTAACTCACCGTAGGCTGCCCTGGGGCAGCAGGAACCCCTGTCGAGCCGCTTCTTGTAATCGTATCCGCCGCCCATCCACCCCAAGTGACCGCCCCCGTGGACCCCTCTGCCCCTACCCGATAGGAAAACGGCCCTACCCCCAACCCATACAGGGTCCGCTCGATGCTCACCGTCACCATGGCCCCGGCTGTCGCCGCAGGTTTCCCCAGGGACGCCTCCTTCCTCAGCTGCCCACTCTCATACAACTGCAACCGATACTGCTTGACCTTGGGACTTCCGTCCGTATTGTTGGTGTTATGGTCAGCACTCGTCGTGAACGAAATCGTGGTTGGGTCAAGAGCCATGGTCAATCTGCAAAGAAGACAAAACATGCAGGGGAGGGGGTGCCACCATACACATCCACGCTCGCTGGGTGGGTGACTTGGCTATAAGCAGTAACATTCGCAGTTCCGCTGCCCCATCCTCCCGGATACACCACTGCCGTCGCGTCATTACGCATCGGGGCGTAGAATCTCAGGTAGGAGATATAGTCATTCAACTCCGCCCCGGTTGGGAGCCGCCCGTTCTTCAGGGCATTGATGTAGGTTGACCCCTCGATGCTACACCCGGTCCAAACCGCCAGTTCGCAGATGGAGGACAGGCTCGCATACCCTCCACCAACGCGCAAAGATTGTGTATTTGTAGACAGGCTCGTAGGTGCGTTGGTCTGCGTCCAGGAGGTGTGCTCGGTGCCATCCATCCACTGGCGGATCCTGGGTGTAGCCCCGCCATCATACCGAATGAACATGTGGTGCCAGTTGGTATCAGGAAACTGGGGATCATTAGGGAGCCACTCATCGCTATTCAGCCCCACACGCATCGATTCGCTGTTGGTGCCGCTTAGAAATGCCTGTATACCGTTACTGGTTGTGTATTGGCTAAAGTACTGACCCCATGCCGTGTCTCCAAAGTTGGTGTAAGGCTTGAACCAGAACGATATGACCGCCTGAGTGGCACCATCCAGGTTCCCAAGGTGCTGCCAAACAATGTCACCCGATGAACTCGATGGTTGATATGCCATTTAGCCTGCGACCTGGAAGACCGACACCATATAGTCAGCCTGGACAAACAGGAGCTTCTCCACCGGGTCATACGCGGTGCTTTTCGGGTATCCGTTGTACTCAACCCCCTGAATGGCTCCCGGCCACAGCGGCAACGGACTTTCCCAACGCCACGTCCAGTCCACAAGGTCAGTATCCAGTTGGTTGTTGGCGACTCTCGTCAGTTCATTGGGATCGTAGCAATACCAATACTGGTATGCCCTACTGTAGTAAACACCCCCGTCTTGATACCACTCCCCCGTAAAGAACTGCTGGCCTGCTACCGGCACCTTGTGCAAATCGTGAGTGTCGTAAACATTGGGTGCTGCCGTGGTGTAGCCCAAGGGCGACTCAAACGTGATGACATTTCCATCTATGGCCTTGATGCGTCGATCCTCGCCCCATCCTTGGGTGGGATCTCCCCCATATGGACAAGTGTGATACCCCACTGCCCTACCGAAGGTTGAGTTGCCGATGTTGGAGTGGTTGATGCAAGGCCGATGGATATCGTTGTCGATAATGAACCGATCCCCCACCATCAACCCGGTCACGTCGTCTAGCGCGAATGAGGAGAGTGTCGGCACGGGGTTCGCCAGCACCGTCTTCTGCCCCATGCCCCAGATGGGACGGGGGAACATGATCAGGCCGGACTTGGTGGGCGTATCCACCCAGCAACCCTGGCCCCACTGGTGGTCGTCGTTCACGAAATATCCGGTTTCATCGCTACCAGGGATAGCTGGGTTCCAATACCCCGCGGCTGCCCATGAGTAGTAATCCGCATCGCCACGCCGCGTGAACAAGGGGCGCGTGCCCTTGGTATCCACATGCCACGGGTGCTCGATAAGGTTCTTACGTGGTCCCGCGTAATAGCCCTTAGAATCATCAACCGTGCGGGTATGAGGCTCCTCCCTCATGGGGTCAGGGGCTTGAAACGCCGCAGCAGCGAACCCCACATGCGTCGGCCCGGTTGCCATCTGCGACATGACCCCGCCGAATCCCGCCAGCCACTTCAGGTTGTTGTCCCGAAGATACGGGACCGATTGCACATACCAGTCAGGGATCCGCTTCCAGTCCTTGATGAACCGACAACCCCCCAGCGTGGGTGATCCCATGCGCCATGGGCCAGTTGAAGTGCCCAGCGTTGACACCACGCCGACAGCCGGCGTGTTCATCGTGGTGTAGCCAATCGTCAACGGGTAGTTGCAGGCTCCATAATCGCGCCACGTCGTCCAGAAGAGTCGCTGTGCTTCCTCGTCCCAATGGCACCCGATAACATTCCACTGGACGTTTTCTCCCGAGTCATAGCACTTGCCCAAGGACGGTTCCCCTGGTGACCCCAGCAGGGGCATCGGGTTGTATGGCGCACTGGTCCTAAGCAGCGCCGAGAGGTCGGCGGTTTCGTATTCCAGCAGCAGGCTATACCCAAAATAGCCAGACTGCTCGGCAATGACCAAGACCCGCAGTCGCCCGTTTACCCAGCGCACCGTCATCCCGGTCACCGACAAAGTAGTGAACCCAGGATGCTCCGGCAGGTTGTATTGCGGGAGGCTGAACGCCCCCAGGTAGGTGAAGTCCGCTGGTTGCAGGAGGGCTTTGGCAGCACCCTCCACAATCGTCGCCGTCTTGGACGGGGTGATGATCGTCAACCCGGTCTCACCATGACGAGCATTGGAGATGTTGAGCGAGAAATCCCTCGTCCCCTGCTCCCCGCTTCGCTCGATGATCGGGACAGCCACGCTCCCTTGAACCGCCGGAGCAGCAATCGTCTTGGTCCCCTGTGTCGTCGTGTAGTCCACCCCGCCAATCGCGGTCCCGTTCGCCGTGGCGTAATCCACCAGCACATCTCCTGGTGCGATCTTGGAGAGGTTGATGGTGAAGTTCGCCTGCTGGCCTGAGAGGTCATAGACCGTCCCACCCCCAGCGAGGCTGACGGTGCCGTCATATGCCCCACCAGGGACTCCTGGGGCAGCCGGGGCTTCACAGGTATTTGCCCACGCATAAGCCCCTGACCAAGCAGAAAAGGTGCCGTCTCCATCCGGCCCATACGCGCACACGCGGCAGATGATGTTGCCAGAAGGGAAGTAATCCAACACCCTCGACACATCGACCGAGATGGTATCGCCAGAAGGGACCGGCTTCTTGAGGTCGATCTCTCCCAGCATCGAGCCGCCGCTGACAAAGAACTCGACTCGATACCCTCGACACTTGGCCGTATCGTGATCCGCCGACTTGGTGAAGGCGAGCGTTGGCATCAGGAGTAATTCAGCGAGGACGATCCGTAGTAGCTCGTCCCGTCGTAGATGAACCCAACAATGTCAACCTTCCCATCCCCGCTCATCGTCGGTGCTGTCCCTCCAGGCCACTTCACCGACGCCGGCCAGGAGATGGTCTGACTCGCGCCACTGTGGTTGATGACGAGCGAATAGGTGCTCCCTGCTACCCCGTTGGAAAAGGTAGTAGAGGTGATATTCCCTGTCTGGGTACAGGTCTGCCGATTCCCAGAGGCCCAATCGAACGTCACCGTCCCAGTGACGCTGCCCTTGGCGTAATACCCCGTCCTGAACTGCCCAGGGACCACGATGCCAGTAGGGAGGGCCAGGGTAGGATTCCCCGAGACCCCATCCCCGTTTGTCACCGACACCTGATTCGCGGTGCCAGTGATGGTCCTTGCCGACACAGTGCCGCTACCCGTCCTGGCGATGACCCCGGTGGACGCAAGGTCCGCGAGGGCATTCAGGTCTGCATCCAGGGTGATGTTGGTCCTGAGGTTCCCTCCGTCATCCGCAGCGGTGATACCTGATCCAACGAAGTTCAGTTTGCTCCTCTGGGTTAACCCTGTCTCACTCCCTTCCTCCTGGATCTGGTTGTACCCACCCGCCCCACCGGATGCGCTGATGGTGACATTGACCTCATCATCCGTCGCATCGTCGGTCACGTCGATGGTGATGTTGGTGCCTTCAATGAGGGAGACCCGCTGGCGGGTGTAGGTGGTGGAGACCCCTTTCCTGACCCCCACCTTCTGCTGGGTGGTGTTGTCCACCACCGCAAGCTCCAGCGTCCCATTGGCATCGCTGTAGGTCTTCTGGATCCCCACCCCAGCTTGCAGGAGCAGGTTCGCCCGGTCGTCTACAGCCTCATCGAAGTCGCTGACTTGGGATGCACCATGGGTATGAGAAGGGATGTCGCCACTCGACAACGTCCCCACGGTCACAGCCGCCCCGATACTCTGCTGCTTCAACACCATCCCGGTGCCGCCGGAGGCGGAGAGGTCACTCCCTGTCCCCCCTCTCGCAAGGGCTAGCTGACCAGAAGTAACCGCACTCGCTGCATGCTCATGGGAGGAGGCCGCAAAGCTACTCGCATGGCTCCCGTCCACCGTATCTGCATCCAGACTATTTCCGCTCCCCGTCTTCAACCACGCATTGGCAATCTTCCCCGCCCCATCCGCCTTGGGCACACCATCTGCCGTGGAGGTGGTAGTGATGGTCTCCAGGTCGGTGATGTTGGCCTTGGTATGAGTATGCGAAGGCAGATCCCCTACTTGGATGGTGTTATCCACCCATTCCGTCCCGCTGTATCTCAGGAAATCCCCTGATGCGGCAGCCGTGATCGCCACATCACTCAGCCCATCCAGGCTCCCTGACCCGGATGCGAGCGTGATGTCGTCCGAGTTGTTGGTAATGGTGATCCCTGACCCCTGCTTGAGGCTCTTGAACCTCAGGTCCACCCCTACCTTGGACTGGAAGACTGTCCCTTCGCCCGTCCCTACGTTGGAGGCAGTATTTGCCTCGCCCCCACCACCGCCGCCTCCACCCCATACTGGCATGGCTTACTCCAACAACTCCGTTACCTTCGCCGGGTTGTCCGCTGTTGCCCACAGTGCTGTGATGATGCCCGTATAGGGCGCAGCCATGGACTCTAGGTGCCATCCAGATGCGAGGAGGTAGGTATAATCCGTCGTTGACGCGCCCGTCCCCAGCTTCACATACAAATTCCCCGCTGAGGTGTTATGCACCACAAACCCAATCCTGAGCATGTTGGCTGCAAGCAAGGTTTGCGGAGTTACAGCGTTTGCAGCGACCGACGTGACCGCTGCACGGTGCGTTTTCTGATATTCCATGGACCTTACTCCAGGAACTCAGTGACCTTCACCGCATCCGTTGTGGTCACCCAGAGGGCAGTGATAATGCCTGTATAGGGGACGTTTAGCTGCCCTGAATGGAAAGCAGGGCTACCACTGGTGAGGGTCAGGGAGAAGTCTGTCGCAGAAGCGGTTGGCCCAAACTTCACATACACCGCATTGGCATTGGTGGAGTGCAGCGAAAACCCTACCCTGTTCATGTTGGCAGCAAGGAGGGTTTGGGGGGTAGTGATATTCCCCGCAACAGAAGCCGTCGTCGCTCGGTGAGATTTCTGGAATTCCATGGCTATGTCGTGTGGTGGTAGCGATAACGCTTCCCTGGGGCTTGCTCTCGTCGGAAACCAGCCAGGGCGGCAAGGGCGGGATCGAACGTCTCCCTTGCCAAGGTGTAGATGTCGTTGACTTGGTCCTCGATGCCCTGCTTGAGCAATCTCACCGCAAAGGCAGCCAGTGGGAGGGAGAGGAGGTCGTCGTAGCCAAAGGTGGACCCTGTGGTGAGGTCGCTCTTCCTCATCATCCCAAACCAGCGGATGGTGTAGGTGATATCAGGGGTGGGAGTCCAGTAGATGTTCGTTCCGTTGGTCCAGTAAGCCTCAGGTGCCCCGTCAGCCCCAGAGGGGAGATACAACCAATCGTGGTAAACCTCCGAGATGGGGTTGTCGAGGCTATCGAGGTCGGTCCAGCCAGAATCGGTCTGGCGTTGGAGGAGATCCAGCCTCAGGAGACCAGCGGGGTAGACCGTGTAATCCTGCGCCCCTGTCGTGGTAACCGTCCCCAGCCCATCCCCCAAGAACCCCGGCTTCTGGGCAATGAGGCTCTCCATGTAGTCCTGGGAGGCATTCAATGCCCTCAACCCCCTCACCACATCGGCCTCGCCAACCTGAAGCTGTAGCTCGTTGTCCAGCATCTCCATCAGGTTCAGCAAATCCTGCCCAGTCATTCCTTACTCCGTATGATGGTTGGAGAATTTACTCCCGCTCGACGGCCCCGCCATGCTCATCTTGATCTCGGTGAAGCGGAAGTAGTCCTTCACCATGTCATCCCTTAACTGGGCATCCTTGTCACTCTGCTTCTGCCGATCCCTGAGAATCTCCGCCTCGATGCGGTCCCAATACTTATTAGGCCCGTCTCTCATCACCCTTCCCTGAGCACAAGCAAGAGTTCTCTCGTCAAGGGGGATAAACTCGCCTGTCTCAGGCTCCTGGACCGTGAAGAGCAATTGCCACCCTCTGCACCAGTGGGTCTGGATGTTCTTATTCCTGCACCAAACCTGCCACCTCTCCAGCATCGGGTGCCAACACGCATCCAGATCCGGGTGGATCTCCCTCAGCCTCTTCCTGAACTCCTCCGGGGCCAACCTCGCATCGATCCGCCCCGGATGAAAGAAGGAGGGCAACCATTCCCTCCCCCTTGTCGTTGGTTTTCCAACCGGAACGCTTACAGCCTTGTCAGAAGGACTCTGCCTTAGCTCACCGCCCCTGACAAACTGGGCAACATCAGGCTCCGAATACCACACCGTGCAACTCCCGGTGACGATCAGGATCCTTCTTGGACGACTTCAAATGAGTCGCCATCTTGGCCCTAGCGATGTTCCTCTGCGTCTGCACCCCAGCGTCGTAGTTCACCGTGAACTCGCACAGGGGGCACCGGAAGAACCCTTTCTCCTGGTCTTCGATCACATCCTGGGGCAACGGTTCTGCCGCCTTGGTCCAAGGTGCCTTGAACGTCGGCGCAGCATCCCCAATCAACTCAATCGCATATCTCTTCCTATCGCCATTCTCGTCAAAGTAGGTGCGGACGTGACCCGCGTCACTGCCCACCCCACCTCGATGCGCCTTCCCCTTGGCGTCCCACAGATACATGGTGGGATGAGTCGGAGCACCTCTACGCCTTAGGTCTAATTCCTTCTCATACTCCCTGAGATACACCTTGGCCGCAGCCTTGACCGCCTCAACCCCAACCCACTCTTGCCCCCGATGTCGCTTCAACTCCTCCAGGTCATAGATCACCTGCAACACCGGCCTGACCGCATTGGCGTTCACGTTACGAGGCACCCCGTGATGCAACGCCACCTGAGGTGCCTCGCCCGCGTGATCGATCAGGAACTGGTTCTCCTCGACGCTCAGTAGAACCGGATCGAAGACCTCCACAAACCCTCCCTTACTTGATGCGCTTCAACACTACCGTGATCAGACCCGCCATGCCGGTGAGCGTCCCCGAGAAGTCCAGGCCCAGCTTGTCGCCAGCCCCCAGATACCTCACCGTTCTCGCTGCCGTCACCACCGTGCTGATGTTGGTGTTGGCCGTCGAGTCCATCGCCAATGCCGCGGTCGTCAGCAACGTCCCTGACGCAGGAGCGGTCACCCCCGCGCACTTCTTCACCCCACACGTTGCGCTGGCAGCCGTAGCCGCCATGCAGTGCGTGATGCTCTGCACTTCAAACGCCATCCCCGCAGGCACAACGAACATATGCGTATCGATGTTCGCCGCATTGAGGGGAAACGTCACATACAACAGTTCCTGTTTTGCAACCATTGGAATCCCTTGAAAGGAAGAAGGGGGAGAGGATCGCTCTCCCCCTCATCGAGAGGTTTAGCTCTCGGCAACGTCCTCGATCTTGACACCAGCAGCGGGGTTATCCGTCAGCAACTGCCCCTGCCAGTACCAGACCACCTGGAAAGTCGCGTTTGCCGTTTCCTTGAAGAACGGCACGCCGTCGAAGATCTCGCTGATGGGACGAGGAACCTCGTTCTCGCCCACGCCGAGGAAGAAGTGATCCCGGTCGAACCCAACGATGATGTTCGCGTCGAAGAACGGATCGAAGTGCCAGGAGACACCCGAGAAGGAGTAAGGACTCCGCCCATCGGCTGCCTTCTCGCCACCCTCGCGCCCGAGACCGCCGCTGAGAGCCTTGACACTGCCCAGGCTCGCCAGGGTCTCCGCACGCAGGATCTCGTGATACCTACGCCCGATGGCGAGGTTGGAGAAGTAGTGGGTGAGTCGGCCACCGCCCTTTTCCCGCACGGCATCCTCAGCCTGGAGGCCGAGATCTTCCGTAAAGGCCCGGTTGGTGCCGCTGTTCCCCAGTACCACGCTCTTCCAGTACTCGTTACCGGCAGCGGAGCGATCAATCGCGCCGATGTTGCCCACAACAGCCTTCGGGTTGGCGTCGTCAATCACCCCCAGAATGCCGTTCATGTGGCGCGAATAGCCCGTCGCCACCGTGCCAGCAGTCGTGAAGTAATCCCCAGCCGCCGTGCCGGAACCCGCAGTGCCCGTGGTGATCTCCCGCGTGATGGGATCCACCGCAGTCACCGTCGCGGCAGTCGGCCCCACCTTGGCGTTATCGTCGGTATCGTCCATCAGGTCAACGCTCATACCCACCTCAACGCGAGGCAGATGCCGCACCGTGATGGTCGTCTGGTTGTCAGCCGCGCCCAGCACACCAAGCTCGCCGCGCCCGGTGCCCAGGAGGTCAGCATTCAGCAACCGGAACACTCTCCGCCGCAGCCCCTCGTCCATCATCTGGACCGCACGGGCAAAGGCGAATTCGCTCTTCCGGGAATCCTGGATCAACTTCCAGGTAACGTCATAGATGCCCACGAACTCCTGCAACTTGAAGTAAGCCTCCGCCGTGTCAGGCTGGAGAGCCGAGGGGAGTGCTCCACCTTCAGCAATGCCTACCCAGTTACCGGGGTTCTTGGTGAGAATCGGGAGGAGGAACTGATTGGTCCTGCCGCCCATGGGTGCCTTCTTGCGGGAGAGGACGGTCCACAAAGGAACCTCCTCGTTAAACAGATAGGCAACCCGATCAGCCCCGTAGGTGTACTTCAGGGCTTCAACAATGTCGGAAACCTGTGCCATTTTTCACTTATCTACGTCCCCGGTTCCTTCAGCGCCCCCCACAACCGCGAAGCGATCTCGTCGGGTGACTCAAACCGTTGACGGGCGGGACCACCTGGGACCGCCGAAGCACCTCGACCAGGGAACAACTGCTCCCGTGCCTTCCGCTGCTCGACCTTGTCCCATTCCCTCACCAACTCACGCATCTCGTTCATGCGCCTCTGAGCAATCTCAGGAAAGGCTTGTTCCAGATCATCCCCTTCATAGGCACTATACAAATCCGCGAGCAACTCACTCGCCTTGCCCCTGAGATTTTCAGGGATGCCCAGAGAAGCACTGACCTTGCCGATCCTGTCCTGCAACGCACTGTCACCAAACCTGCTCTGGATCCCAGTGAATCCCTGCTCCATCTGCTGGAGCTTCTTCCACATGATCCCCAAAGCCTGATCGCGTTGCTGTAACGCCTGTACCAACGGTGCAATCTGCTGCTGTTGAATGTTTTCAATCAACTGGGCCGCAGTTTGCCCATCGACATACGGTTGCTCTCTCAGTTGGCTGAGAACATCCGCTTCCTTGCCGGCCTTGCTTTGCTGCTCAAACTGTCTGGCACGCTCAAGCAAAGCCTGCTCAGCCTGCTGGATCCTCGCCTCCCACTGTTTTCGTTCCTCTGCATCCTTCTGGCGCAGCTTGGTGAACTCTGACTGTGGGACGTAGCCTTTGATGAAATCCGAGTACCTGACCGGCTCCTTCCCACCAGGAGGGATAAACGCTGAATCCTCCTGAAGGGTGATCGGGGTAGAGGGGGCCGACTGACCACCACCGCCCGTTGGTCCTGAGGTGCTCGGTGCCGCCCCAGTCCCGCCAATCATTTCATCTGCCATGCTGGTTTCCTTTTGTGTCGAGTGCCTTCGCCAGAGTGCTTAATGACTCGTTCACCCGATCAGGTGAGTGTCACTAGGCTTGTTCTGTGGGCTTGTTCGCACCATAAGGTCGGGATAAGTCTAACACAGCCAACAAGTTTGACCAAGTTAGCAAAACCGTGGTTTGCGCCGAATAGGAGGCTTCTCCTCCCGAGGCTTCTTCTCTTTGCGCTTTGCCATTTATGGGGTCTCCTTGATCTCCACCCCACACTCGTTCAACAGCCCTTCTGCCTGGGGATAGGAGGAGAGGAGGGTCTGAGCTTTCAGAAAGGCTGCACGTTTGGCGACGAGTCTGGACCTTTCCGCCTGATACCTCTCGTCCAGCCTTTCGATCTGCTCACTGTAGTACTGAATCTTCGCCACGATGCTATCTGCTAGGGCCATTTGGAGCCTTCTTCTGAGGAGGTTGATTCCCCGTCTTCGACAATGCTTCTCCTACCATCCTGGGTGCCCCCATGGCTGACTTGGCCCCTTCCCTCAATTGATCCATCACGATGTCGGTCGTCGCAGCTGCCGTCGTCGCCGCAGTCTGCTGTGCCGCTTGCTGCATGGCTCCCTGGGCTGCCTGATTCGCCATGAAGGACTGCTGGGCCATGGCGGCTTGCTGCAAGTAGAACTGGTGCTGCTGCCATCTCTGGATGAACAGCATTTGGATCTGCTGAGGAGACGACAACCACTCCGTCGTCGCCATGGCAGCTTCCAGTTCATCCATCATGCAGTTGTGGTCCCAGAAGGGCATGACAGGGGGGCAGTATTCCCCCTTCCAGAGACGTTCGATTAGCTCACATGCGAGCTTGCGGTAGCGAGCTTCCTTTGACTCTCTACCCACGTCTCCAAACTGGAGGTCTTGCGCCACCTTTCCCTTGTCCAGCTGCCCAGTCCGGTCGTCCATGTAGAGGATGGCAAGGGGAGAAGCCAACCTCTCCCGCACTCTAGCCTCCCTCAATGCCCTCAACTCCGGCATGAGCGATCCGCGCTCCACCGTAAAGTTGTAGTTAGTCCCACCCCTGAGAACTTCTTCGGTATGGAAGGTAAACACCTCATCCCGCATGTCACGGGAGGTGTAGTGGAGGGTTCTAGCCGGCGGATAGAACTGCTTGACCCTATTCAGCCTCTGTTGCTTGATCCTGGCGACTCGCTGCCCCAGGTGCTCATACAACATCCCCCACTCTGTATCCAGGATCTCCTGAAGCAGGGGGACAGCCAGAGGTCCGCGCAACTGACCTGGGAACTTACTTTCCTGGAAGAGATCACTCCCACCAGCGATGTCGCTGAGGAGCTTAACAACCAACTCGATTGACTCAAGGAACCCTTGGGGCAGCAAGGCCGGCTGTGCCCTCTGAACCATCGGCACACCCTGGTCATTAAGCCCGTTCTTGACATACCCCGGATAATCCGTAGGCACATCCGCCTCAGCCAAGTTGGGACCAAGGAGGACTGGAGAATAAACAGTATCATTCGCATGTTCGCCTAGCTGGCTCAGCCTCTTGTTGAGAAATCTCTGTGGAGCGATCAGATCCGTCACATAATCCTGGGTCCAGAAGGTCGTAGTAGGCGGAGTCCAGTGAATGTCAGTGATGGGAATGTCCCCATAGTCATTCACCCCTTCCCTCAGCACCATCTTCCCCGGCACGAACACGTCATACCTGCCATTGGGATTAGTGAAGCTCCGGGGCGCATAGCTCTCCACCACAATGTCCATGGGAGGGTCATCATCAGCCCTGGACCCCTGCACCAGTGGGATCATGTCGGCCAGAAACATGTTCGCCACCGAATCCCCCAACTGGGTGAACTGGGTGGAGATGATTTTGAGATCATCATTCCCGCCACCCAGCGCATTCATGTCCACATCGGGGAAATTCTCCTGAATCCACCCATGCGTCCTGAAATTGGCAATATAAACCCTCTGATCAGGGGCCAGATCCTCAATCGCCCTCACCGAGGCGTCCACAAACACATTAAGAGGCCCATACACTACTGCCCCTACGTCCCCTTCCGTCCTCACTTCCTCCGCTGCCTCAAACAACCCCGGATCCGCCCCTGTTTGCACCTGTTGCTGGACCTCGCTAAAGGGGCTTTCCTCTCCAGTGATCTTGTTCTTGAAAACCGGCTCATTTCCCATCATTTTGGGAATGGACTCACTCTGGGCGTTGGGAATCCAGGGGGTATACTCAAAACAGACCCCTCCAACCGCCATCCACCAGACCCTTTCCCACATCCGGGCCTGCTCGTCCAGTTTTTCATCCAGAGCCTTGTCTAATCTGTCCACCACCTCCGCCTCAGCCAGTGCTTTGGGGTCTTTCTTATTAGGATTGGCCTTGAACACCATCCCAATGCTCGTCAATCGCCCCAAACACTTCCGCATCCGGTGCCCAATGAGGTTGAACACCAAATGCAGCTTGTTGTCATTGGTGGAATTGGCAACAATGGCCTTTTTCTGGGCCGTTACATGCTGCTCCCCGGCCACCATGGCGAGATTTGTCAGCACTCTCGCCTCAACACCACCTGTATGCCTGATTTTCTGCTGTCTGAGCCTCTCGTAGTCCTTTGTCAACTCGTCCAGCAGCACTTTTGCGTCAGAAATCGGCTGATCCATCACTTTTTGCCCAAATGCGGGTCACTTGTTGCCCGTTTTCTCGGCATGGAGGCCAAGAAAGATTGAATCCAGGTGGTTTTTGGCGTCTCCAGAAGCTCTTTGCCCCTGGGACGCCTCGAAAGAATGTGCTCCAAGCAGTCAAGGGTGTGATCTCGGTCCTTCACCCTCGCAAACTTGCCTGAAGCAGTCGCCTCTTCAGGCCAATGTGCCCATTCCAACTCAAAGGGAAGGACACTCAACCAGGGTGCCAGCCAGATTTTGCCTGCCTGGAAGTATTCCCGTGAGATCTCAGTGCGTGTTTCGGGGGTTTGCTTATTACCTAACAGGGTAATGTTGTAATTCTGCAACTCTCGCTTGAACTGACTGTTCGCATCGGCCCAGAAGATGCCTCTCCCACCCCATCTCAAGGCACTCTCTTCCATCAACCGCGCCCATTCAGGAATGCTCTGCGCCTCATTCAGGTCAATTTGACCCGCAATATACCTGTAATTGGGAATTTCATCGATGACAAACGCTTCCCCGTCTGGGCTAAAGGCAACGAGAACTGCACTTCGGTAAGTTCCAGTGTCGCTTCCACCGATAATGGCCCATCCACTGGGGAGGGAAAGATTATCTCTGGAGGCAGTTCGACCTGGATCGAGCCATAGATGCGGGTGGGTGCGGGGTGTGAAGACAAACTGGCCTCGCTGGTAGTTGTAACAACGTCCGATGAACTCTCCCAGCTGCCCAAGAAAAGCAATCTGGAACTTCTCCTGGGTCATAATCCCGCCTTTTTGCGGGTCAGCCCTGTCCATCGCCTCCTGGCTGAACGTATGAGGATTCACACTACGAGGAACACCGCAAACACAGTACCATTCGGGGAAGTCACCGTGCCCGTGCTCGTGGAAAACTCCCACCCATGGTCGATCAGGAGTCGTCGCAAAGACAGCGTATCCTTGACGAGCCTGGAGGTTTTGGCTAAATCCTGTGTAGCATTCAAGTCCTGGGAGTTGATAGGCTTCACAGTAGATGTAAGCGTCGTGTTCCTTGCCCTTGAGCGAATCTTTTCTCTCCCACGATCTCGCTTCATATCTCGCTCCGTTAGGCAAATCCAGATACATCCTTCCGTCCCTGGGGCGGTTTTGTAGGGACGAGTACTTCATCCCCATCCCCTTATCGCTCAACAGGGCTTCACAGATATACTCAAACTCTGGCTGGCAGATGTCGTATTCCAGTCCGACGAGCGCCACCCTGGCATCGGGTACGGCTGCAAACCCAGCCGCCCATCTTCCTCCAGCCCAACTCTTCCCGCTCTTAAACGCTCCCAGATCGGCCAGAACTCTAGCTGTCCCTTCAGGGCGGGGTAGAAGCTTTCTCCACTCTCTTGATTTGTCTGGGAGGCTAATTTCCAAGGCAAGGTCATCTTTCTCCGCTCTTTCCTCTGTCAGTACATACCCCCCAGCCGCCGCCCACCATTGCGCCTGATGCTCAAATGGCCTCTCGTCCATCTTTTCGCAGATGCGCTGACGGAACGCCCAGGCCAATTGATCGCGGATCTCAGTTGGGACGCGAGGCAACCTGTGCTCCTACCTTGATCCTCCCCATGAGAACGTCGTCCATGAACCGACTCATGGCGTCCTCCTTGCCGGCATTCCCTGCCAGCTTTGCCTCCAGAGCCTGCCTAAAGGTTTGACTCTTGGTCAACCTCATCCCCTCCATCTCCGCCGCATTGTTGGCATAGAGGAAATACGCCATCTCCTGATAATGCTTATCGAGGGCAATCTTCAACCGTTCCTGAGGAGGGAGATCCTGCCAGCTTCCACCTTGGTATTTCCTGACCTCTTCCTGCACATAGGTGTGCAGCCCCCAACTCCTCGCCAGCCGCAGCAAGGTGTCCTCGTCCTCCAACTCAGGGAAGAAATACCTCACCGCGACAAGGGGAGGCACCCCTGACTGAAGCATCAACGCGAACTGCTTAGCCTCATGCAGGCTTGGGGGGCGCATCGATATGGGTCAACATATAGACGTTCTTGCCGTTTTCCTGGTGGGACAGCCGGAAGGTGAGGGTGTGATAATGCCTGGGAGAATGCTCGGTGCAGGGGGAAATATCCAGCTGGAGCTTGTCCTTCTGCTCAAACTCCTCGACCTCCACCTCCAGCCCTGCCGAGAGCCTCAGGATGCTCCTAGGCATCCTTTTTCTTCTCTTCCTCTTCCTGCTGCTTCATCTGGATGATCGTCTGGATCAGCATGGGGGCGTACTTGATGAGAAACTTACCGACAGCTTTCCAATTCATAGCAAACTCACTGGGTTGATGTGGGTGAAGATGGGGGAGTAGGTGAAGGTACCTGGGGCGACCAGATCCGCATCAGTGGAGGGGTCAAAGGGTTCCATGCCCTCATCCCTACAAAGCCTTGTGCAGACCTCTGAACAAAACTGCTTATCCAGACTCTGCTTCCCGATGGTGTAGAACCTAAACAGCCCCCACACATCGTATTTCTGGCCCAGGTATTTAGTCCTCATGGCATAGATGCCAGAGGCAATGTCAAACGGCACTTTGGGGCGTAGGACCAGGGCCAGACCTGAAGTCCTCAGGGGGTAGAACCCTACGCCTTCGGCCCTG